AACGTGCCTTCTAGGGTCTTAACACGAGCCTGAATCTTTATGATTTCCATCATATGAGAAGCCATACCGCCCATATCTTCGTGGATCATATCCACTTCATCCCAGATTTCGTTATCCCAATCCTCCATGTCTTCATACATTTCAGCAAGAGTATCAATCATTTCATCTATTTTTTCTTTATTTTGCTCTACATCTCTAATTAAATTTGTTCTGTCCGTAGCGTTGTTTTCAACAGTTAAAATGCTCACTGTCTCTTCAAGGTTTGAGATTGTACTTGCTTGCTGCGCAGTCCACCAGATAAAGCCACCTATCTGCAAGACGATAACGCCTATTACCGTTATAGGGAGCTTCATGTTTTCCATTATTTCTTACCCATAAATTGTTTACCACCACGGATTCCTATGGCCGCAGAGCATACAGCAAAAACGAGCCAAGTATACCACTCGGGCAGTTCAGAAAGACGATCAAAACCGTTTTTTACGACAGCTTCTAAACCCGGAATGAAACATAAAATAACTGGAATCATTACTACAATAGTTATAAATTCGTCTTTCCACGAGTTTTTTGTGCTCTCTGCCATAATCCTTTCCCAATCTGCGGTAGAGGTTTCTTTTGACATTAAAATGGCTGCTTTCGATTCCGCCTCGACAAGCTTTAACTTTGCGTTAGCTGCGGTCTTATCGGCTTTACCTTGTATCCAACTTCCAGCAAGATTCGCTATTGGACCAATGGCGTTTCCTAATAACTGTCCTATCATTTTTTAATAACCTTTTTAAGTTTCTTTGCTTGACCAGCATGAAGTTTAGAAGCTTTGGTCAAACCTTTTATAACTTTTTTAACAGTCTTTTTATTTGATTTATTTAATTTAGTCATTTGTTAGACCCCATGTTTGTAAAACCAAAATACGCTGCTGTAACACCTGATACTGCAACTACATAAACTGCTGCTATATCTGCGAGTAGATTAGAGGCTTGTTCTAAGCCCATCCAAGAGGCAAGAACAATAGCAAATGGGTATAAAACCATTCCACTAAGCGCAAACCAAGTCATGCGAAGCTGTGCATCACGCTTGGCGTCAGCATCTTCCATCATACGACGGCGATCTTCGAGCATAATCTCACGTTCGTCTGGATCAATCTTCCCGTTGTCGTTTAAATCGTACTTTTTCTTGTTCATAGGCGTACCTTTCAACAATCTTTCTATTGTATCCTATTATAAGTAACTTACCATTTTTATTATAAGCTGCAAACTTTTTACCTTTTTCTACTATTATTGGTTTGTAAGCTGGAGGCAAGTCACCGTCATAGACGTATGAGTAACTATTATTTTTGCCTTTTCTGCTTCTACTTGGCATTCCTCATAATCCGAAAATGATTTTATTTGGTAATATTTTAAATGATCTGTATTAACGAAATGCAAGAATACTAAGATATAAACCATCACCACTGACCTCTAGCTTTACCGATAAAGTATATCATTGCGCCAAATAAAACAAATCCAAATAAAACTATGCAAATTCCAACCACCCAGTTTATGAGATTATCTATTTTTTCTTGTCTTTTATATACCGCTTCTTTCTGTAACTTTCTTTGTTCAGCCTCTATTGCCACGATGCTTTTCCATGCAGATGGTCCATAATATAAAGAGATATACGATTTTAACTCCTCTCGCATTTCTTTTGCTTTTTGTTGCGCTGCCCATATTTCAACGGCTGACGTATCAAACCCCGGTTTGACTCTTCGCCATAACGGAGGGTCTTTAGCTTTATTTCCAAGATAATCTAAATCAGACACAGCTTTACCGAACCTAGAAAGATCAGTTCCAAGTTCACTTATTTCTTTACCCACAGAAACGGCTTTTTTTATGCCGTTAAAAGCAAGGGTACAGGCTGCAATTGCACTAGCTGGATCAATCATGCTTCACGAAACCTCACCGGACACTGGTAATCAGGATAAACTCGGTAAATCCTGTCATAGTAGCTATAGGGTCGCGTGCCACAGTCATACCAGCAGGCTTTGTAAAACCAACTGCCGTAGCCGTTTATAAACACATGCCCGTACCCTATGAATACGAGCGTGCAAAGCATTTCACCGTTCCATTAAACGATCTATTTTTTCTTCAATTCTATCAAACCGTGCGACGATTTGATTCATAACCGTAGAGCTATCAGTTTTAGTGACATACTCTTTTGCCATTTCTTCTCTTGTTTTATTCAAGAGAATTTGAACGCGCCCAAGTTCACTGTGTTGAGCTTTTAACCACCAACCTAAACCACCTATTGCAGCAGTTAATCCTATATTTATGAGCGCGTTCATTTCCATTATTCTGCCGCTACCTCTTGTGGGGATTCTTCCAAAGAGTTTGTCAGCATATCCATAAAGGCTTTTTTACCGACTTGCAGTTGATCCAGATTAAACTGAGTTGATCCAATCTTACGATCTAGGTCAGCGATATGATTAATCATAATCTTTTGCTGATCTGTTAGTTGGTCTTCAGTGTAGTCTGTGTCGTTGATCGTAATGGTGTTTGTTTTTTTCTCAGCCATTGTGATCTCCTTTCTAAGTTATGCAGCCCAAGGTGTCCCAGAGCCTGTTGTTGGTGTTTTTTGGATACCAATATCATCAGCAATAGCTGTTTCAATCGCATTCTTATCTAGCGCAGCTTGCGCCCAAGCAATGCAGTTAGCTTCAGTTACGCTGTCGTAAGCAATAAAACCGCTGTCCGATGAATCTGGAGTGTGGTTTGTTGTGCCGTAGTTACTCGCTGAGTGATCGCCATCTACCCCTGTGCATCGCCAATGAATAGTTGTGATGCCACCATCACTCAAATTTCGTTCTACTGTTTCAATAGTCCATGTGTGTGTTACAGCCATGTGTTATACTCCTTCTAGTGCTGTTATTCGGGCTTCTAGTTCTTGAATTGTTTTTACCAACAGTGGCACTAGCTTGCTTTGGTCAATGCCTTGATATTCTGGATTACCATCTGCATCTACTGCATCTTTTTCACCTGTAATTGCCTGTGGTACGATTGATTGAACCTCATGCGCTAAAAAACCATCTGCCCTAGTGCCATCGATAATCCACTCAAAATTAACAGGGTTAAGTTGCTTCAGACGATCTGTTGCACCTGTCATTGACTGAACGTCAGTCTTTAATCGATGGTCTGAGGATTCGTTGTATGCGGTGGTAGAACCAGAAACATCAATTGACCCAACATCAGCCCCATTGATGTGAAAAATAAGTATTGCACGGTTTCCGTCAGTTCCCAGCTTGAAAGGTGTACCGCCATCTCTGTGAATACCAGTTCCGTTTGTGGGATGCATGATCACTTGAGAAACATGGTTACCTACAGGATTTCCGTTGGTTCCTCCAACCATTACATTGCCAGCCCCATCAAGGACTAATTGATTTGTATTTAAATCACCATCAGACCTAATTTTAAGCAGTTGTGAAGTTGATGTGTAAGAAGGATTAGCTTGGATAATACTTTCTGTAGCCGCTGCCTGATCGTAAAGTAATTCTAAACCAAGAGAAGCGCCATTACCGCCTACTCGTAAAGATCCAGAATTTGCACCTGAGTCTCTGACATGTAAAGTAGAGAGTGCTGAACTCGTGTTAATTGAAACTTTTCCACTCTGAATCCGCATAATTTCTGAAGAGCCAGCTTTGAAAAGAGTTACACTTGCACTAGCATGTGTATTCCCATGAAGAGTTATGCCAGCGCCACTATGCTCTGCATTAGAGCCAGTCAGAACTAGAGTGTCGCTAGTTCCATTAGAGCCAATTACCCCACCGCCAGTTAAAGTTAAGTTACCAACATTGCCTGTGCCTGACAGATGGAGGTCTTTGAAATTCCTGCCAGAAGAACCAAGGTCTAATAATCCATTCGATGCGCCACCTGTACTTGTAGAGGCAGGTAAAAATGCATTATTGTTACCACTTGTCCACAAGAAAGCATCATTTGAACCTATTGCTATTTCTGAGGCAAAAGTAGCAATACTCCCCACAGTGCCGCCGTCTTTGCGTAGATTAAGTATTTCACCATCAGATGATTTACGATTTAAACGTAAAGCTTCAGCACCATCTACTGAAAAGTTACCTTCACCAGAAGCATCAATAGAAGCACCAACAACATCTGCACCTGTAGGATTTGCATTTGTAGTTCCCACAAGCAAGTTACCGCTACTGTCGATACGTACAGCTTCACTATCAGCACCGCCACCGCCTCCACCTGTGCGGAAAGCTATTTCTCCTTGTCCTGCACTAGCTCCATATGCTCGCATTTGAAATACATTGCCTTGGTATTCAAAAACGCCTCGATTTGTTTGGTGTGCAGCAAGATTACCACCAACTACCAAGCAGCCAGAGGTTTCTAAAGTTTTACCATTAACACTACCTTGTATAGTAGTAACACCAACACCAACATTACCGCTACTGTTGATACGCATAGCTTCATTTAGCTCATCAAGATCAGACGTTGATGTTGAGTGAGTGTAAAATCTTAGTTGCGTTCCCCAATCACCAGAACTTTCCCTAGAAAAACCTATGCCACTCGCAATCTGACCTATAACACTAGCGTTAGTTGTGCCAAGCAGCATCACAGTGCTATTTGTTCCGCTGTTCCCATTATGCAAGTTAACAATACCACTTGCACCTATGGTCGCACCATCCGTATCCCCAGTAACTGCCGTACCTGTTAGAGAAATAAGTGTTTTAGCAGAGGCTGTGCTTGAATTTCCAATAGCCACATTGCCATCTGACCCTATGCGGAGTCGTTCTGTATTATTCGTGTATGTAGCAATAAAACCGTTTTCACGGTTCATGATGTAGTCGTCTGCACCTATTTGGATGATTTCAAAACCGTTGCCAGTTCCAGCGCCACTCGTGCTGTCAGTTAGTCTTAGATTAGCACCGCTAGTTCCTGTGTCGTGAATTTGTAAAACATTGCCGTATGAAGTCGTTGGAGAAACCCCAAGGCCAGCATTGCCGCCCTCAGACATATCAATTGTAATAGCATCAATCTCACTACCACCATCATTACCTCTTATAACAAAATCACCGTCACTGATTTGAGATTTTACAATAAGATTGTTACCACTTTTTGCTACTAATCCATAAGAAGTGCCACCGTCTTTAAAATTTACAATTCCATCATCTGCATCAAGAATAATATCCCCTGCTACATCTATAGTAAGATCACCAGAAGCGTTGGTAATATTGTCCCCTGCGCTAAATACGATGTCATTACCGCCAGTCGTGTTGCCATTGCCAAGCACCTCGGCAAGTGTATCAACCGTGCCAACCTGTGCGTCCACATAAGCCTTAATAGATTGCTGTGTAGCCAAAGATGTAGCGCTATTAGAAGCCATATTATCTTCGTCCAAGATCGAAGTGACCGTGACTGTACCTGCAATAGTAAGATTTGTGTTAGCTGTTGCTGTAGTAACCGTAGCCGCTGCAGGAGTTGCTCCGCCAATAACTACGCCATCCGCTGTACCGCCATTGATGTCGGCTGTTGTAAGGACCGCTGAAGGGACTGTAATGACCCCTGTAGAGTTCGCTATAGTAGCGGCTGCTGTACCATCATTAGCTGATATAGACCCAGTTTCTATATCCGTAGCGTTAACCACATCATCCTTGAGTAGCACGCTGTCAATCGTAACCCCAGAGCCTGCTGTAGTCTCGTCAATGGTATTTGTAGTAATCTTTTGTCCATTATCTACAACAATGTTGTTTGAACCTGTAGTGTTACCCACAGCCAATACTTCTGCAAGGCTGTCAAAATCACTAACTTTGCTGTCTACATAAGCTTTAATTGACTGTTGTGTAGCCAAAGATGTAGCGCTATTAGAAGCCATATTATCTTCATCAAGAACAGCCGTAACTGTTGTGCTAGTGCCCAACTGTAGAGACGTAGTATGTGTAAGCGCCTCAACAACATTTGTGCCATCACAAAACAGAAAAGTAGTACGTCCATTAGGCACAAGAACACCCGTACCCGACGCAGTTTTAACAGTGATATTCTGTCCAGCCGCGTTCTTCACGATGTAAATTTTAGACGCTGTGGGGCACACAACTGAACCTGCTCCAGACAACGCGGTACCTGTATCGGTAAGCTCCAACATAGCACAACGTGATTCTGAAGTCGTACCGTTGGCGCTAGTGAGCGTGTGTGCGTTCGCAGTCCACGTATTAATAACTGCACGCCCTGCGATGGCCTGTTCGACCATAGAGGTGATGTTATCGTTTACTACGTCACCCCAAGTACCAGAAAGTTCACCCTGTACTGGCAACGCTAGTTTAAGGATGGAAGTGTATTGAGTTGTCATGTTCTGTTCCTCATGCGGCTATATCTTGCCAGTTTGGAGTTTGTGTTTCAGATACGGTCCCCCACGAAGGAGATTGCGTACTGGCGATAGGTGTCCAATTAGGTGTTTGGTTATCATCAATCTCGCCCCATACATTTGCGAGACCAATAATTCCCGTAGCTGCAAGCCCTGTAACAGATATATCTGCTTTGGCTGATACGGTTACAGTACCAAGTTCTGCGTTCCCTTGCAATCCCGTAACTGAAACTACAATACCAAGGGCGAGAAATACGTCACCTATTTCACCATCGGCTTCTACACCTGTAGGTGACACGTTAGCTGCACCAGTCATGGTAATAGTGCCTACAGCACCATTGGCTTCCACGCCTGTAACGGATACATTGGCTTCTGCGTCTGCTACGGCTGTACCGATTTCACCATCGGCTTCCACGCCTGTAGGTGACACGTTAGCTGTACCAGTCATAGTGACAGTGCCTATAACACCGTCTGCTTCTATCCCAGTTACTGATATATCGGCAGCAGCGCTAACCGTAACTGTGCCTATTGAACCTACTGCACGGACCGCTTGAACAAGAACATCGGCTTCAGCGTCAATACCTACTACATTTATGTGTCCGTCAGCTTCTACACCCGTGACTACTGCAGTAGCTTTAGCATCTACAGATACAGACCCAATAGCGCCCTCTGCGGCTACGCCGTCAACATATACTATGGTTAGGTTAGTGCCCCAAGCCGTTTGACCCCAAGGACCGGAACCCCAACCTGCATATTCTACAGAAGACGGCATCTACTCACTTTACGGAGTAGCAATACGCACAATGGCGTTTGTCGCATCTGCTGTTGGGAACTGAACCTGAAAGTCACCTGCAGTAGATGTCTTATCTGCCCCGAAATCAAGTACAGCAACGGCAGGGTTACTACCGCCAACTTTGTAAATCAACGCTCCACGCGCCGTGATTGTAGCATTAGTCCACGTAGTGTCTGCGAAATCTAAGAACGCTGTAGTACCTGATCCACCGTTGCTGGGATTAGCCGAGATAGAAAGAATATTCCCACCTGCAGTATAATTTCCTGTAGCAGCGCATTCTCCGTTAGAGTCCACCGAACCGCCGATAGTACCACCGTATGCTGTTGTAGCAGCGTTTAGTGTAGCGGAACTTGTGTACAAAGCGATTCTGAAAACTTGTGTTGTATTAGCACTAAAATCCATCTCGCCGTCTAATAGAGCGACTTTGAAGGATGTGCACATTGCTTGTGTAATTGCCATTTCTGTCTCCTTAACTTACTGGCACTCGGAACTGCCCCGAGCGATATGCGTCTTCACGTAGTTTGCCGTCTCCGAGTGCCTTCAACAGCGTTATAGATTGCAAATACATCTTTTCGTACATTGCAACAATATCTGGTTCACCCTTCATAAAACGTATAGCTTCAATCAAAGCTCCGTTTAGTAGTGCGGAGTCAAACTCTTCACCAAGCCATGTAGTGCCCGCAGTAACAATAGATTGCGGATAATATCCGTAATGCAGCTCCATGGCATATGAACTGTCTGGGGTGGGTCCAAGGATAATTGTGTCATCATCAAAATAGGCATAATGTTTTGGTAACCCTGTTGATGTTGGGTTGGGGTACGCTTCCCGCATAAAGTTTACATCTTTGTTAAGAAGATAATAATACACACCATTACCGTCTATCACAGCAAGACTATAGCTATACAAAAAATCACTTGGAGAAGACAGGTATTTGTTACTTGCTGTCACCGCACCCGTTACGTTCTTACGCAATGCGGGTATTTGCACTGTGTTGTATATTTTTTGTTCAGCCTGCTGTGTGAACATAGCGAGCTGGTCATCTGTAAACGAATTCTCACAGATGTCTTCAATGTTAGTTTTCAGCTCGGTATAATTCATAACTTACCCCATAGGCCCACGGGCCATAAGACCTTTTGTAGCTGCGCCTGTACCACGCACCTTTATGCCCGTAGTCTTAACATCTTTCATACTAGGTTTTGGTGCGCCTTTTACTGGTTGTACCCCTTTAGCCGTTGTGACTTTGGGTTCTTTCATGTCAAACACTTTCATATTAACACTCCTATGTTATACTTACGGTAACTTGGCCGATCTGACCAGCACCTATTAAATTGTTAGGGGTAAGCCCAAATGGATCATCCCCTCCACCTACGGGATTCCAACCCCATTGGATGCCGCGACTACTAAAATCTCCAGAAGGGCCGAGGCTTTGATCTGGTCGTGGATTGCGAATGGCTTGCGGATCATTAACTGGATATTCTCCAAGACGTAATTGTGGTTGGTCTGGATTCCAACACGTAGGGCACGCTTTTACATTTGTATCTCGCCCTTTCACAAACAAATTCTTTAGTTCTCGCAACTTGTACTGAAACCCGCATACATCGCAAAGTGCGATTACCTTTTGAGAAGATGCAAACTGATTACCCATTAACGAATCCTAGCTATTCTAGGAACAAATCGTTCGGCTGTTTTTTCTCGGTCTTCACCTGCGGCAAGTTCGTACTGCTCATCATATACAGATTTTAACATGGGAATACGTTCAGCGAGTTCAGGTACTTTCATAGCGATGTGATACGCCAAACCTGCTACAAGACAGGGAAAAAATCGAAAGTTCATGTCTGCTGTTTGTACCCCAGACCCAGCATCTTGAATGCGACGCATACGCCAGTAATATAACACATAGTTATTGTTATCGGGTACAGGCCACACATTCACCTTTGGTGCATCGCGTAAACGTTCAACATAAAGCTGTATAGGACGGCCTTGTGTTAACTTGTTAGGTATAGACGCGTACGTACTTACACTGATCCTGCTTATGGTAAGATCAGATTGTGTTGCGGCGTTACCACTGTTAGTACGTATTTGGTGTTCAAGCAAATCAATGGTATCCGCTGGCAAAGTGTACTGTGTAGTGCCTTGAACTAAGTTTACCGAACCAGAATCAATCGTCCACATGTTAATGCCACGATTTTGCCATTCAATCGTCATTAAGTTCATAGACCGTCTAGCAGTGCGTAGGTCATATCCTGAACGCATCTCGCGGCCTGCACGTTCCCATGCTTCTTCCGCTATTTCGGTGAAGTCCATATCAAACGCTGTGGTACCTGATGTCGTCATTTCTTACGCCTTTTTAACGGAGATACCCGTCTGGGTTTACCCGCTGGTTGTCCTAAACGCTTTTTTTGCGCTATACGTTTGCTTTTCTCAGCCTTCGTCATTTCCCCACTAGTTTTTGGAGTTTTGCTAGAAACTCGTTTAGATGGTCTACAGTACGGTGTACCTCGGCTTTCACCTTTTTTACGACCACACGGCTTACCCGTCTTAACATCTTTCCAGTCCTCCTTGAACCAGCGTTTTAATGCAGCCCCTTTTGCGGTTTTGCGAACAGCCATTACTTGCCTGCCTTTTTCTTTCTACATTTTGCAATGGCCCCACTCGCATATGCACTCGGGAACACTTTATACGAAGCCTTTACCTTACGATAGCACGCGTCCTTAACAGTACCGCCCTTTTTGTAACCTTTGCTACAAGCACTTTTGCGGTAATATCTACGCATTAGACTATCTTTGCTGGGCGTACACCTTTGCGAGCAATACCTGCTCCTCGTACTTTACCACCTCTAGCTGCGCCTTTAGTTTTACCACCTTTAGCTGCACCTTTGGTTTTACCACCTGCGGCATAACCTTTTTTAACTTTACCGCCAGCTTTCATTTTACCTTTACCGTCAGCAGCATAAAAAGGAACTGTATTGCCCTGTTTGTTTTTGACCATTTCTAGCTTACCACCAGCTTTGTAGCCTTTTTTCATTTTACCACCAGCTTTGTAGCCTTTTTTCATTTTACCACCAGCTTTGTAGCCTTTCTTAGCCATACCACCAGCTTTCATATTTTGTCCTTCTGGCATAGTAAGTGTAGCCGCGTCCGTAGCTTGTCGCATAGCCGCACGATTTCCTCGTGCTACAGCGCCGCCATCGTCTACAGGACGTTCTTTAGGGCGCAAAGAGCTTTGGGGTGCGCCACTTTTCTTTTTCTTTTTCTTTTTCATATTTTCAGGTCGCATCATTGGTCGCATCATCGTCAGTTTCCTTATACAGATTGTTGAACACTCGGCCCGTATCCCAAACGTAATCCACGTCTTCTTTTGAACCGTATGAATGTTGATTTGGTTTGAAGTCTGGGGCACCTTGGCCTGTCTCAAACCACGCAGGGTGCGTAACGCGAACCCGGTTATTTGGTAATGCTACTATATTACCTGTATACTCCCCAGCATCTAATAATTCAAGTACGTGACTTTGCTTATGCTGCGCTGGGTCGTCAGCTACTTCACTATCAGTGTAATCGACAGTAAAATAATACTTTGCGGGGTAAAACTCACCATCTACTTTAGCTATCCATGGCGCAGGGGAAGCTCGTTCCAATTTGTACACACTATGATAATGTGACATACAATCCCAAGGTTGCGCTACATAAGATGGTAGTTCTGTAGGCCACTCCTCGTACGGTGTGTCTGCTACAAGGGCTGTAAGAGGCATTCTAGCCCACATAGCTCCGCCATGCACGTTTGGCTCGTCCGTGTCATCAGACTCACATCCAGTAAATATTACTTGAAAACTGAGCGTGCGGTTTGGCATTGTTGTTACTGCGACTACCATAGCGTGTAAAAATTCTCCGTGATACTCCTCTAAATTCTTCGTGTACTCTCTGCGAACCCATGCTTTGAAATAGGGTATGTTACTTTGTAGATAAGGCATAAAACTCCTTTTTACGTTCTACGGACATTAGCAATTCCACTTCCGTAAACTCTTATTTATGCGGCTGTTTGGGTCGTTAGCCGTCTTTGCGCTCGTATTACGTTTCTTCATGCCCTTCATGCGTGCACAGAACGACTTACGCCGTTTAGCAGCTTTAGAACCTTTTTTAAGTTTGCTGGGCTTAGTAGTAACCGCCGTCTTCAATTTGCTACCGGGGTTGGCTTTTCGATAACTAGCGACACCCTTGGCATTTAAGCCACCAGACTCGCTTTTACCTTCTTTGCGCTGCCAAGCGGGAGACTTTACTCCCCCGCCTTTTTTATAGTATGCCCGCACAACACCCTCCTAGCTATAGAAGAAAGTCATGGCGGTTATATTAGTAGCCACGGATACATGAACATCGGAAGCGCAACGAATACCATCATCAGGAATATTAATTGAATGAGAGTCGGATGCTAGAAAATCAATATCCAACACTGTAGTGCCCCCGTTACCGTTAGTAACTGTAAGACGCCCCGCGCCTGCACCTGTTAAAACTTGTACCTGACGCACTCGCGCTGGGCCTACACCTAACGATCCTGTGCCTGTTACACGTTTGGATAATACATCAGAAGACATATGTTAGCCCTTCTTCTTTTTAGGACGACCACGCTTCTTGGTAGCAGAGTTATCGTCCCATGCCTCATTTACATCAGGCGTAGAAGGGTCGTCCGCTTTAAGCGTACCATCTGTGTTACGGGCACGGGTTTTTTTGGGGTTAATCCATACCTTTAGGGGGTTTCCATCTGGGTCTAACCCACGAGCCGCTAATTCTTCAGCACTTGGTGGTGCAAATCTCATGATCTACCCCCTTATGATGCTGCGATTGTGCCGCCTGTGTCAGAACGCTTCCAATTTGTTCCGTCAGAGAAAGCCAAGATAGCGGCACCAGCCGCACCATTTGAAACGAACACAACTGTACCTGCGCCTGCTGTAGCAGCAGATGGAGCGTTAGCTACGGTATAAGTTGGAACTTTAATATCACCAACAAAGCCGTTGGTAGAGGTCACTGGACCTGAAAAGGTGGTATTCGCCATGAATATATCCTCACATGCAAGTTAAGTGAATCTGTCTGCATGTCGTCAGTCGGGCCTGTCAGATTCACGGGATGTTCCCGATAATTAACAACATACCATTACATAATATAATATGTCAACAAAAAGAAAGGGGCCACCGAAGTGACCCCTAACCTCGTCTGTATGACCTGCCTTACGCTCCGGGCGAACCGAAGATACCCAGTGGGTCAGATACACCGAAGCTGTAACGCTCACGGGCTTTATAACGACTGTTGCCTGTATCGAAATCAGCATCCATCGAAGTCGCCATTGGCGCACGAGTGAAGTGCTTAAGACCGTTTGGTACGTCAGTCATCAAGAACCAAGCATTGGTGTCTGTCAGATAGTGGTTGACCGCATAGCCTTCAGGGATTGACCCGTTATTGCGTAGTGCGTTCAAATCGTTATCGGCGGTACCGACACGACCTTCTGTCTCTAGGAGACGAGTTGCCACAAACTGCAGTGCTGGTGGTATAACCAACTTACGTGGTTGTGATGCAATAAGCAAACCACGCTCGTCTGTCCAACCCGCAATCTGAATAACTGCTGCTTCAAGCGATGTCTCGTTGAGGTCAGCCGCTACTGTTGGCGTGTTAGAGTTAGTTCCACCAGATACCAATGGGTGGTCGGTAGCACACAAGGATTTACCGTCACCGTATGTGGTGCCTGCGGCGAAGGCGTTGTTAAGAACTGCAGCAGCCTTAACTTGCTTCGTGTACGCCATGGCACGAGCCAGTGCTTTAGTATAACGAGATGACAAGGAGTCATACAGGTTATCCTCAATAGCTTCCTCAGTAATTGAGAAACCCATCGCAACTGTTTCGTGTGTGTAGCGTGCAGTCCATGCTTCTTGAGCGTTATCATACTCAATTGCGGAACCTTCACCTTTAACTGGCGCTGCTGAAAAACCAGATAATTTGGTTTCTTCCTCAAATGACCGATCTGATGATTCGGTTTCAAAGATTTCAGCGTGTTCTTCGCCGTATTTTGCGTATTCCATTCCGAACAATGCGTTCAGGCCGGGGAGCAGCTCTTTAAGTAGCTGGGCGCGTGAAATAGCCATTCATTAACCTCCTTATACGCCAGTAGTGTTACTGTACTGATGACCTGCGTTCCATTTAACGTAGGCTTCAGTGTAACCACCACTTGTGTTTTTGGTTTCTTCAACCAAACCAATAATGCGAAACGGCAACGTGTTAGTAGTTGCTGATGTATCAGAAATAGCACCACGCGAGTTACCCGAAGTCGAGTCACCTGTGTTGTCTACGCCTGCTACGTTTGCGCCGATATCGGTTATAGCTAGATCGCCAATAGTTGTACCTGAAGAAACAACAGCGGCTTTGAACAAGAGGTCAGTAGCGTCTGCTACATAAGCCTCAATGTCGCTTGCGACTGTGCCTGCAGGATAAGATTGGCTGTATAATTCATAACCCAAGTTTGGATCAGTGTATTTACAACCCATGAAAACACCAACAGGTGTCATTGCAGCATCGAACGGATCACGTTCGACAGTGCCTCCGGTAACCACTTTAACGGCATCACCAAAGAAGATACTAGTAGCGTAACCGCTAGCAATACTCATTTGGCGGTAAACGCCCCCAACAAAGGGAACACCGCTTAGTAATTTTACCGGAACCAGACCATAAGGTCCGCTAACAGAAGGATAAGCCATCTAAAGCTCCTAAGATTAAGTTCCTTTACCGAAAGTAACCTTCGTCTTCCGTTCATTAAACAACGGCATACGAGGGTCATTTTCTCTCATAAGGTTGTTGTCAACAGAATTCATCTGAGCTTGTGCCTGTTCATTATAATAGGCGTTCCGCTCTTCAACCATCTCTTTCGGAGCCTTACACAACATCAAACCACCAATAACCACATTGTCCTTGAAGCGTTCTTGTTCAATCGCAACAATGGTAATTTCTGGATGATCCGACGCCTTTACAGGCTCCCAACCTTCACGAAGTTTTGAAGAAACATTCGTAGCATCGACCTGACCCTGCGTACTTACGCGTACCCAGTGAAAATCATACCCCGGCTCGGGATTAGGAGAGGGTAATACCTCGGGGCGCGTCCAAGCCTTTTTACGAACTGTACGTTCGCGGGTTTCTAATTCACGATTAATCCGATTTTCAGCCATTTTGTTTCCTCATATCTAATGCAACCTGTTTGGCGTATTGTTGAGGCGTTAACCCCAATCTCTTAGCGAGCTGAACTTGGGTCTTGGTCAGTGTTACCTTTTTAGGGGCTGTGCTCCGCGTTGCGGGTGCCACTACCTGTGTCTTTCGCTTTGGTTCAGCATCCTCGAAATTATCGGGGAATACTTGACGCATACGAGTATCTATTGCCTCGTAGTATTCATCACTTTGCGGGCTTACGCCCTGTTTGACAAGTTTATTATGCAACCCCAGCGCTAAACTCGTCATCTCATCGTCGGGTCCAAACCACGGATTGGCTTGCTGCCAATTTGCGGCCCGTTCATCGACCTGTACTGCCGGGGCGGGTTCTGATTTTGGTTGTACAGGAGTTTCTTCCTCCTGTAAAGCAGGTAATTTAAAGTTTGCTAACCTATCAGCCTTTAACTTAGCAGATGTTAACTTTTCTTGTGCTTCGAGCACAGCCTCTGAATCACCAGCTTCATACGCTTCTTTGTATGATCGTTTAGCAGCTTCAGTTTCTATTACTGCGTTCTTCTTAGCCTGCTCAAGCAACGCCGTCTGGTTCTTATTAACGTTGCCTTTTAGCTTCTTATTCTCTTCCATAAGCTGCTGTGTGACGCGTTCAAGCTCTTGACTTTGACGCATGGCCTCCTCTTTGGCCCTACGTTCGTCATGGTAACCTTTGGTAAAATGTTTTATCCGTTTCTGAACTTGTTCCGAATATTTTTCAAGTTCGTCTTCAGTAACATCTTCGGGAGGTTCTGACGGTTTACGGTTGCGATCAGCTTTTGGCGTGTCATCAACAACCTCAATCTCAAGGTCGTCACCATCACTATCCTTTTTGCTTTCAGGTTCAGGAGCTGGTGCCGCGTCTTCTGCAAAATCGTCTGCAGTTTTCTTACCAGTAACGTCGATTTCAACTGCGCTAGTTTCTTCAATATCCACATTCTCATTATCAGTTTCTGGAAACTCAAATTCTACTTTTTGAAATGCCATGCCTACGCCCTCTGTATGCCCGTTGGATCAGCTACAACAGCCTCAATAGAGTCGTCATTCATTAGCCGATATTCTACACCACCGATGGTAAACCGTGTGCCTGAATTCATACGAAACATCACAAAGTCACCTTCTTTACACCAAGGTCCATCAGGGAAACGGTCTTTATCCGCGTATGCGCCTAACCCCATATCCACGACAAGGCCAATAATAGACATAATATGATCTTGGGTTTTGGCGGTATCTGTTTTAATAATAGAAGTCCCCGATATGGTTTCTTCTGGTTGCGGTAGTGCTACGAGTACACGGTAGCCTACGGGTTTTGGGAGTTGTAACTCCAATTCAGCATCGCTGATTTTAACTGCTGCTTCAGTCATCATCGTCATCCATATAATTTTTCGCAAGGTCTTCAATGTAAGATTTGGTGGCTTCGAGACCCCGAATTAAGCCAACAACTTCCCTATAATTCGCATAGTCTTTAGGTGACCCTGCGTTTAGGAAACTCTGTGCAGACGATATATCGTCGTTGATTCTATCTTTCAGCACGTCAAAGACGGTTTTAGCCATGAGGCGTTATTTCTCCTTTTTAGGTTTCTGGTTAGCTCGCGCCATACGGGCAAGTTCAAGTTCTACCTTGTTGTCTTCAATGCGTTTTGCCGTAGCTTCTTTTACGCCTTGACGTTTTGCATCTATAGCGAGTTCAGCTTTATCAACATTAATCTGTTCTGATGCGATCTTAGCATCAATCATCATCTTCTGTTGTTTTTGCTTTAGTTCAGTCTGTTTAGCTTGTGCATCGGCCTGATCTTTAGCCATCTTACGCTGCTGCTCTTGTTGCTTGACCTGTAGTTCCGCCTGTTTCATTTGGATAATTGGGTCTTGCTGTTGCTGTTGAGCCTTCTGCTGCGCTGCTTGCTGCTGATTTGCCTGTGTAAGCTGCTTGCCTGCGTCTGCAACCAAACGTGACAGTTGTACTTCCATATCTTCTGGCAGCTCCTCGTTCGGAGCGGGTAATGGTGCGCCCAGCTTCTCTTCGATCTTTTTGCGGTAAGAGAACCCGAGGTGTTCGGCAATATGGGCCTGTAGAGACGCCATAATCTGTTTTGCCTGTGGATTTTGCCCGATCATCTGCGCCATCATCGGGTCTTGCATAAATGATGTGTGCGTAGCGATATGCGCTTCGTGGTCTTGGTAGATAAATGCCTTCATCGGTTTGCCGACCAACGCATCCATGTTTTCGCTGATAGGGTCTGTAGGCTTCGCATCGTCCTTCGTAGGCACCAGCTTATCCGCGTTCTTGACCCCTAGTACCTCTATCATCTGTCTGTGTAACTGTGGCAGGTCATATATCTGTGGTGCCTGTTGTGCCATCTGTAGGACAGCTTGATACTGTACAACTCGTTGTGCCATCGTAGAGCTGTTAGGATCGCTCACAGGAATCACATCGACCATCATGTAGTCTGCCTGCTTGGCGGACACTTCGCCCCTCACGGGCACGTATGTGTACTCTGTGGGTGCATACTCAGCCATAATAGCCTTAAGTAGCTTAAACTCCTGCTTCATCGCATAATGTACACGCGCCTGCACCGCAGCCATAGGCTTCAGAGTACGTTCTAACAGAGCCAATGTAGTCCCAACGGGAGCGTTAGCAGACATGTCCGAGATATTCATATCACTAATAGCGCCTAGCCTACGTCCTTCTGTTGTAATCTGGTTCAAAAGGGCGAGAAGAGTTTGACTGGGTTCTTTGTACGGAAGAGGCATAATGTTATCACGGATGCTACCAGACGGTACGTCTACATCCTTAAACTCACCCGGTTCTATCGGTGTATCGTCCCCCTTGATACGCAACCCACGCGATTTTAATCCACCGGGGAGGTTCGATAGCGTACCCGCGTCAACGAGCTGACGTATCAAGGAAGTTCCTGCTTTGGCGTAACCACCAATAATATGTATAAGGCCAAGCCCGTAAAACCCAAATCCCGGCACGTACACGTAATGGACGAAGTGTTGGCGCTTGAGGGTCAGGGAATCGCCCTCCTCGTAATTCCTACGGACCGCCAACACTTCGCCACTTCCACGCTCAATCGTAACGACATAAGGTCGAGCAATCCCGTCGTCATCGTCTATACCTTCAATCAAAAGGTCAGCGTGGATTTCATAGACAGCGTAGCGATCATCATTGGTTAGCGAATAACCACCTTCTTCCGCTTTCTTTTCTTCTATATCAGTGTGAAATGCTTCGGGGTCACCAAGGTCTACGTCCCTGTAAAACCCACCAGCCTGTAGTTTCTTCAAATCATTCTTTGTCTTACGCATGATGTGCGTAACACGTTCTGCAGACTCAATGTTCGATGCACCGTATGGTACAATGACATCTTCTGCAGATATGTATATAGCCGCCTGACGGCCCATATTAGGGTCAAAATAGACCTTTTTGAACGCCGACCCAGCCAATCCAAGGCTATACAACATACGTTCATGTTCGGGACGATATTCTACCATACGTTCCGTCAACTCGTAATTCATGTCCGCTTTCACGCGTGAAGCAGCTTCTTCTTTCTCCTTGGTTTCTTCCCCAAGAATTTTTGTCTTTACTGGTCCCGCAGCGGGAAACGTTTCAGACATTGTTTCTGCTTGGAACCGTATCGCGGCCTCGGCAAGCACGGTAGAGAACACACCACACGCACCTTCCCATGGGTCTGTACGTTCTTCATACTTGAAGCCAAGCACATCTAACCCTTTGACGAACGTATCCGCCCAATCCTTACGGCTATCTATGTCGGATTGCACCTGCCCCATTAGATCGTCAGACAAGGACGACAGGTCGCTATCTTCCATAATCTCGGCTAGGTTGGCCCCGAACTCGGTAAAATCTGCTTCGGTGCCGGGAATTATGGTAACCTCCATACTCCCATCAGATAGCGTTACAGCCTCTGGGTCGATAATTTCTATCGCTATATCAGGGACTTCCATTTCTTCTAAATCTGTAATTTCTTCATCCATCCCTAGCGGGGCAGAGAATATTCCTTTTTCAATAGCCATAGCTTACCTCTTAATAATATCCGCCGCTGCGCTGTTTCCAGTATCGGGGTTCTTCTGGTTCATCAGTGGGTAGTCGGATAAAGCCACCTTGCCTGAACCGCATAAGAGCCATAACCGTCGAATCCACGAGGTCATCATTACTCATAAACGGAAATCCTGCAATCTCTTCCACTACTTCTTCTGCCCACCGTGTCTGCGGCACCCATACAAGCTCGGACGCAATTATGTCCGCTACAGAGTTGAGGCGTGCCGTCTTATCCCCAGACCCCCTATGTGGGGTATACTCTGATATAGGCAGGCCCATGCGCCGCATTTCTTGGTACAGGGCTACGCCAGAGCTTTTCTTCTCCACTATAAACGAATCTGGCTCCCAGTCCATATACTCATCCATAGCAAGCTGTTTAAGCTCTGGGAACTCCATACGCTGTTTTATGCTATTTAACAATATAATATTGTACGCGTTGGTTTCTTCGTTCAAGAAAACACCCCATGTGGTAAGCGCTGTGTAGTCTGCGCGGTTATGTTTCTCGGCTGCTGCGTCAAGAGACATTATAATATATTCACAGGATGGCGGTGTTTCATGTGCCCATGTCTGCCACCACTCACGCTTTACAATAGCGGCTTCTTCCGCCGTAGGTTGTTGCTGATACTGCGCGTTCCACTGAAATGTAGGCATCGACGCCTTGGTACGTAACAGTGCCTCTAAATCAAAGAACTCAGGCCATAATGGTTTTTGTATTTCCTTCTTCGTCTTCTTACTTACTACATCTAGTATAGCGGGAAACTCGACTACCTCATATTGATCTGACCGTTCGTTTTGCACCATGTCTCGTACGACACGTCCCGTCAGGTCATCCATGTGCCAACGGGTCTGGATTATTGCAACCCTACCGCCCGGCATTAATCGTGTTCGCGCACCGAAGGTGAACCATTCGTAGGCTTTCTCGAAGACCTCGAAGTTTCCGTTAATGACATCTTGTTCAGAGTGGGGGTCATCAACCAAAAGGAGATCAGCGCCCCGCCCAGCAAGAGCAGACCCAATACCGCACGCATAGTATTCACCCCCTACGTTTGTGTTCCATCGCCCTGCTGACTTACTATCCTGTGCTAGTTGCACAGTAGGAAATATCGACCTGTACTGTTCTGTAGCAATAAGGTTACGCACTTTCCGCCCAAAATCCACCGCGAGGTCCGTGGTATGAGACACCATCATTACTTTTTTGCCGGGATTTCGTCCCAAAAACCACGCTGGATAGAAGATAGAAACAAGTTGAGACTTGCCGTGTCTGGGGGGTATATTCACGCAAACTCTGTCCTTATCACCCTTCTCAATACCCATTAACATGTTAGCCAGTATGCGATGATGCTTACCAACTATGAAATCAGGCATCATCAACTTACAAAACTCTATCAAATCGTCATACGCGGCTCTATTGACCGTCCGATTATGCAATTCGTCCACCATTCGATCAATTTCGGCCACTTCTTCATCGCTAAACGCGTCCAAATTGGATAACATGACCTCAATATCAGCCTCATCGAAGTCCAGAACCTCAGTCATCGTCGTCAAACCCAAATTCTTTGTCCGTATCTAGTAGATGAGACTCTATAATTGTGGCCTCCTCTACTTCTGGGTGTGGATTTACAAGTTTTGCAAGCTTGCCACGTAGTCTTTCCTTAATATCGTCGGTTGTTTGGTGGGTGATCGTTACTTCGGACTTCTCAGTAAACAATCCTACGTCTGATATTTTACCAAGAAGCTCTAATGCACGCATACGTACCCTTGGATCAGGGTTTTCGCTCTCAATAATGAGCTTATTAGTCACTAAATTGCGCAGTTGCTTGGCAGATTCTACTACAGAATGGTTAAATTCATCTATTATATTGTTTGTTAAGCGCACAGAAGCAGGTGTTAGGGCCGCTGCACGCTTATGCGTCACCTTCTTGGATGTTTTGTCGGGGTCTTGAGCATATGCAGTGGCTAATGTAGCAGCTACTTCCTTATCTACCTCATCAGGTTCAAGGTCCGCGCCGTACTTTTCTAGTTCGTCAATAGTTTTATCCAGCGCAGCCGCACGTTCTGGTAAAGATATGTGCTTTACCTCATCCTCTAGGGGTATTCCCATCTCTGGAACAGCATTTATTGTCATAGTACATCGCAGGTTGGTAACCGATAACGTAATAATAGGGCACAAAAAATTTTTTGACAAGGGTTTTGAAAAAGAGGTGGGGGGTATCCTGTGACGGGGGTAACCAAAAATTAGCTATAAGTTTATCCATAATAGTATGTATATGTATATGTGGAGTCCCTAGCTATGCGGCGGGGGGTGGTAGGGGGGTGGTGTTGCGTAGGGCATGATTTAGGGAAGTCCCTAAATGGTATTTAATAACATATAATGCTATATGGTGTCATATAATGCGGTTCTATCTATTGTATAACACGTTATAACATGGCATAAAGTAATTGTTAGCACGGCCACAAGGCGAAAATAAGTCTAACTATATGGAGGCATAACAATGTCAAATATTCTTAATAACACTACTGCGCTTAAATCAATCAAAGAAGCTTGGAATTCTAAGCTTAACGGCGAGGCTAAATTTGAAACCCACATTGACAATGTGGCAAAGCATATGCGCTGGACCGACGCGGTATCACCGACCAAGAATAACCTTGCGTCTGGTAAATCGACTACTAGCGCAGAGGGATATACTCAGCTCAAAGAATTATTTGAGAGTATATTAAAAGCTAAAAAGCGCGACCATGATTCCATGGCAATAGGATCGGCGATCAAAGATTTGAAAAATGCTTTGATGTTACGCCAAGCGCCAAAAGTGTTTAATGACACTGGTGGCAACCTAGGCAAGATTGAGAGTGTAGAAAATGGCGAGGCCACAGTAAAAGAAACCAAGTCACTGACTACCATTGAAATGCGCAATCAACTCATAACCAATCTTAAGAATTGGGTTGAGAAAAATAAAGATGACCTTGGTAATGATTACGTGCCTACACGTAAGGCGGTTTTAACAGTATTCGAAACCTTATCAATCAAGCGATAACATCTTACAGGGAGGTCGAGAGGCCTCCCTATTTCATTTAGGGAATTCCCTAAACAATCTCGGAGGAAATAAAATGTCAGACGATGATACCAAAAAAATATTAGATCAAGAACCAAATACATGGCAACCAGTTGGGAGCCTAGTCGCGGCAATAGTCGATAAAGCAAAACAGAAACGCGATAATCGTGCCCTCGCAGAATGGGCGGGATATGAAGATAACGACCTAGATGAATGGTTGTTCTAACATCTTACGGGGAGGCCGAAAGGTTTCCCCATTTTTTTATGCCTATTGATACCAGTATCCCAGTTGCGCCGCGCATCACTTGTTGCAATTCGTTTCATTTTGTTATACATTGTCACTGGCTCATACCATAATGCCTGACTTGGCCCGCTTCGGCGGGTCTTTTTTTGTTTAGGGATACCCCTAAACTATCCGATACCAGTACCTATGTTGCGCCGCGCATCACTATAAAATGTTACGGGACGTTGGGGTTAGCGCATTACCCCTCACGTTTAGGGATTTCCCTAAATCATTTGATACCAGTATCCCACTAGCGCCTCGCGTCTCGCAAATGCTAAGTGTTTGAAAACAAACGAATGTTCCGTAAGTTCCGTCCATGTTCCGTAGCAAATGGTACTTAACGCATTGAAAACAAAGGAATGTTCCATTGTTCCGTTTTTAAAAGTATATATATTAAGATTTTATTGAAGGGTAAAGAAGGGCACCTTCTGCGTAAAACACCTTTTATAAATCCAGACATATACCTTACGGAACAAAAGAACTTCGGAACATTCGTTTAACATCAGTGACTTACAGACCCCCACAACGTCCCTTTACGTCCCTTACCACGTTTACCCCTCATACGATAGTTTTTGACACGTATTGACATTTCCTGATATATGTGATATAACTACAGAGTAGTTAGCGCGATGTTAGCTACCGAGGCACCCGTGTGTCTTGTTCACAGCAACTTTCATTTAGGGAAATCCCTAAATCATTCGGAGGTCAAAAATGTCGCGTAGAAATCACAAAGCTGAGTGTGTCGTGTGTGGAGAGTCGTTCTCACCCAAACGCCGTGCACTGGGCTACCCAAACTGTATGTCATGTGGTGATGTAGTAGCAGCAGAGCAACGTGCCAGTTGGTGCACAGTACCACTGCCCAAGCAAGGTTACACGCTCGTAACACGCAAGGACGACTTGCTACACCTAAACCAGAAGACCCGATAACAATTAGGGAATTCCCTAAATCAAATGGAGAAAGATAATGAATAATATTCTTGAACTACCACAAATCGAAGTGCCTAGCATTTCATCATCCGCAATGACTGTGGACTTCAACGCGTCCGTATGGACTGCACGTAAGCAAGACCTCAAAGCGTCCAACGAAGTAACAAGTTTGGCACAAGCCGACAAAGGCGTAGCCGATGTACGCAAGAAGCTGTTGGGTAACTGTGACGAGTTGATTGCAGTACAGAAGTTTGCAGGCAACGTGCGTAACATGCACTACAGCATGACAATGCCATGGTCTGACAACGGCTCCCGATTGCTGACCACGCAACAATATTTCAAATACAACGAAGTGATGACCGACCTACAACAAGAGTTCGAGCGTCTAGTCGAGCAGTTCATGGGTGTGTATGATTGGAAGGTGATGGACGCCCAAGCCAAGCTAGGTACACTGTTTAATCGTGACGAGTATCCAACAAGTGAGACAGTGCGGCGCAAGTTTGCGTTTCGTTTATCCTATAATGAGTTACCAGATGGTGGCAACACAGGTAATTGGGTGTTGGATTTACCACACGAAGCCTTGAACATGGTACGCGCAAGTGCGTCAGATACATACACCACACGTATCACTGCTGCTATGAATGACCTATGGCAAAAACTGTATGACAACTTAACCACACTCGCACGTCAACTGGATGTGAACGAGGAAGGTAAAGGCAATCGTCTGTATGACAGTGTGTTTGACCGAGCCGTCGAGCTGACCGAGATGTTGCGTACATGTAACATCACACAAGATAGTCAGATGGAAGCCATGCGGCAACGGTTGGAACAGGCGTTCCATATATCGGGTGATCGTACTATTAACCTAGATCAGATCAAGAACAGCCCATCGCTGCGTGAAGAAACGCGCAACAAAATCACCGCTGCTATCGCGGCACTACCAAGTCTGGATATGTAATGGAATTGGTTGATAAAGTTTTGAAGCAAATCAAAAAAGATGTGGAAGCAGGTGACATGACCGCGATTGAGGAGTTGCTTGGTGACGTATCAGAAAAGAACCTGCGTTCGTTTTTATCAGAAGAGGAGAAAGAATGAAGGGACGTATCCGCAATTTTCTCAAAGACCTAATCGGGGCGCTATGCGTATTTGGCGTCCCACTCGCACTATTATTTATCGTCCACGGTTTTGGATATTAATCAATTAGGGAAATCCCTAAATAAAATGGAGAAGAACAAATGAACAATGCACAACAAATGTATGCCCTCAACCTAGACCAGTGTGTCAAAGCAATCGCAGCGGTGGGCACTCAACGTACCATACTTCTGCAAGGTGACATCGGTAATGGTAAATCCTCAACAATTCACATGCTAGCGGAGTTGTTCCCCACCCATACACCGTGTTACTTTGATTGTACCACAAAAGACTTGGGTGACTTGAACCTGCCCAACATGGCAGTGATGAACGAGCAAGGCTATGTGACCTTTGTGCCCAACGAAGAATTGGGTGCGCATCTGGGTAAGCCGATCATTGTTATGATTGACGAGTTTGGTAAGGCCAACCCTGCCGTTAAGAACGCACTACTACGCGTCATGCAAGAACGTACGGTGGGTAGCATCAAGCTGCATCCTGACAGCATTGTGTATGCGACGACTAACAAAGGGTCCGAGGGTGTGGGTGACATGTTACCACCACATGCACGTAACCGTGTGTCCGTGGTACAGGTGCGTAAGACTGACAACATGGCGTGGATCGAATGGGGTATCAACGAAGGTATCGACCACAGCTTGCTTGGTTGGTGCAAGGACAATCCTCAACTGTTCGCATCATTCGAGGAAATCAAAGACCCTGACGAGAACCCATACATATTTCATCCGAAGCAACAGCGGACTGCGTTTGTGACCCCACGCTCGTTACACTCTGCGTCTGACATATTACACCAACGTCATGCGTTCGATGACCAGACGCTAACGGCTCTACTGATGGGTACTATCGGTGACCGTGGTGCTATGGACTTGATGGCGTTTGTGAAACTGTCTGACCAACTGCCAAGTCTACAGTCTATCAAGGACGAGCCAAAGAAAGCCAAAGTTCCTGACAGTGCCGCAGGTATTTGTATGGTTGTCTATCGTACGCTTGCATCTATCGAAGCTGACTGGCTCAACGCGTGGATGGACTACATGCCACGTTTGGACGTGGAGGCACAGGGTATGTTCGCCAACGGTGTACGTGCACCCAAGTACAGTAAGCAGTCAATGGTGATGAAGAACAAGAAGTTCACCGCATGGGCAATGCAGAACAACTACATGTTTGCAGCGGATAAAAAGTAATTAGGGAATTCCCTAAATGGAGAAAAGATAATGTTTGAAATAGAAAAAAATATCCCAATCCCAGAACGGGGTGCAGATAAGAAAGGCGAGTTACGCTTAACGCTTGAAAAGATGGAGGTCGGGGACAGTTTCGTAATTCCAGATTCTCTACGAGGAAATACATACGCAGCGGCTAGAGCAGTAAAAATAAAAATTGCAATGAAAACAATTGATCTAATGACACGTGACACACGTGTATGGAGGAAAGAATAATGTTGACAATAGGTAAACAACTAACGGAAGAACAACGGCTATCCAAAGCAGTCGTTGATATCATGCCGCGTATCCCCGAGATATCAGGGTTGCTAATGATCGGTGAACGTACGATTGATGACAAGGTGCCAACAGCCTGTACCAACGGACGTGACGAGTTTTACGGTAGGGCGTTTGTATCTGCACATAACGATGCAGAGTTACGGTTCGTCGTGATACACGAGGTGTTCCACAAGATGTATCGTCACTTGGTAACGTGGGCACACTTGTGGAAGATATGTCCGCACACCGCCAACATCGCAATGGACTACGATATCAATGGTAAGATCATTGAGGAGTACAGCGAAGATGGTTGGGTCAAGATGCCCAAGGGTGGATGCCATAATCCCAAATACAAGGGTTGGGGTACGGCTAAAATCTTCTGGGATATATACAACGAAGAAGATGGCGGTGGCGGCGGTGGCCGTGGCAATCATCCCCAAGGGTTCGACGATCACGATTGGGAAGGTGCACAAGACATGACGCCCGACGAGCAACGTGAGATACAACGCGAGGTGGACGAGGCCATACGCCAAGGTTCACTTGTTGCAGGTAAGATGGGCAGTGGTGGCAACCGTGACATGGAAGAATTGTTGAAGCCCAAGGTTGATTGGCGTGAAGCGTTGCGTGAATTTGTACAAACAACCTGTGCAGGTAGCGACTACTCAACATGGAATAAACCAAATCGTAAATACGTGTCGGCAGGTATCTACATGCCAAGCGGCATCTCAGAACAAGTTGAGTGTATCGCAGAACACAACGACATGTCTGGTTCCATCGGTAAGCGTGAACAGCAGATAATGATTAGTGAATTGGTTGGTATCTGTGAAGCAGTCAAGCCTGACGAGTTACACGTAAGCTATTGGGACACAGAAGTCTGTGGGTACGAGAAGTATACCAACGACGAACTGTATACCGTAGCGGCCAAGACTAACCCTGTAGGTGGGGGCGGCACAGATGTACGTTGTGTCCCTGCATATTTGCGCGAGCATAACATAAAACCACAAGCGTCTATCGTGTTTACAGATGGCTACCTCTACGGTGGTTGGGGTACGTGGGATCATCCTGTGTTGTGGGTGATCGTGGATAACAAGAATGCCAAGCCCGATCACGGTGTGACGGTGCATGTACAGTCGGAGGATTTATGATGGCTAAGAAGATGAAGGTACTAGAGATACACGCTGACATTGACGATACAGATGTGTCTATCGGTATGGAGTTCATGGAAGATTTCATGGAGCAGCCTGTCCACATAAGGGCGTCTATACTCGTAGGTATCATGGGTATGTTTGATGATTTCATGCGTGACCATGGCTCTGATATGCTTGCAGATGCGCACGAAGATACTGTCGTACGTGAAGCCGAGGAAGAAGCCGCCGCGTTCTTGAAGCGGTGTGTGCAGAACCAAGGGGGACGTATGCATTGAATAATATCTTTGTAGATAATCCGTTTATCGCATGTCCTGAGTGTGACGGTACAGGTAAACAGACGCGTGAACGTGCTGTGCCTATGAGTTCCACAAATCCGTACGGATACTTGGAAGAATACCAAGTGGAGTGCGATAACTGTAAGGGGTTAGGAGAAATCGAACGAGACTGGGAGGATGAAGATGGGTGATATACCTAACACGTTAGAGGTAGCGTTGAAAGCTATAGGCGTTATACCTTTGCAACCCAAAGAACCAGAGCCGAAGGTGGAGCGTGACTTCACTTTCAAAACGCCAACCTTTGATGAAAATGGAGAACCAGACTTTTGATAGAATATTTTACGATCATGGTATTAAGTTATCATATCCAAGGGGAATTCGTGCGATCAAGTATTGTTTTCCCCAGTGCGCAAGAATGTGGTGATGCGTTAAGTGCGTACTACGACCCGATCTATGCTTTCGATAGAAATAGCATGGTTCAATGTGAACGGACAGATGTAGTGTCCAAAATAATAAGGCCAAAAGTAAGGCCACAAACTGGAGGATAACCGTCATGGTTACAACAAATTTTGCCCCTATGAGCAACAAATCATGGACAAGTAAAGAGTTGGAAACGCTTATAACTTTGAGAAACGATGGCTTTGCCTACAAAGATATTGCTAATCAACTAGGACGTACCGAGAAATCGGTGCAAGTGAAAATGGCCGTATGGAACAAGAGTATGGCACAAATGTCAGAACGTGCTATTGAGATAATAGAAGAACCATTCAACATAAGTGCGCTTGTTGATGATAAACCCGTACGGGCCAAACCAAAGTATTACTTACGTCATGTTACGTTTGATACAAAGGAACAGGCCAAGGCGTTAGGCGCAAAGTGGGACGGTATGTGTTGGTTCATTCCTGATAACGTAACAGGTGAGGCGCGTGAAGTTTTGACTACGGAGTATGGCCCCGTGTTTTATGGTAATCACTCGCGTAAGGGTAAGGGTCAATGGGATGCGTTTACCTCCGCTGAGTTGGATGACATCAATCCAAAAGCACAATCCAAACCTGACCCCGGAAGAGCTCACGTACAGGCCAAGCCAAAACGTGTTACACAGAAGGAGGCACAGCCCGTCGTTGAATCAACGCTTACCGATCCCAAGGTTACCACTGCTGTCGATACAAACGTGTTTACTATACGTATACCCAAGCGTCTTGTCTGGGGGGTACTGGTATCCGTGTTGGTGGTTGCCGCGTGGTACGTGGGTAAAAATTATTGATTTAGGGAATTCCCTAAATGGAAGGGGTGGCGCGGTGTCACCTCATAACAAATGGAGAAATACAATGGCCTTATATTGGCAAAACATAACACTAAGCACATTCGATAAAGTAGCAGCATGCTACGATGCTATCAAACCGCTGCGTGGTAAACTTGTACTACACAACATACGTCCTCTTGGTGACCGTGCGCGTAAATGGGAGCGGATCAAAAAGATCAACAACAACTGCTACGTGCTGACAGACGGATATAACACTGGTGATGATGTGTTTCGCACTTGGGGTTACAGTGATAACAAAGGTAAACCAACCGAGGCAGAAATGATTAACCTTGCACCAATCGTGTGGCGTAGACACAGAGATGGTACGACTACAATCAAGGTGCGTAATGGTACAGGGCAAGGTGCACACAACAGTCGGTATAGTTTCTTAGACAGACACTTGCCACAGGGTATGCGGTTCATCATTCGTAACGGTAAACACTTCATCAAAGTAGGTGACACAGAATACTATCTTGCCAAGAGCAACACGTTAGCTGCGTGGGCGCTGCCTGATGATGCGCGTAAAAACCAATGGAATAAACACTTAACATCTCGTGATGATGGTGTGGCGCTGACGTTTCGTGTTGACAGCGACAAAATATCTTTTGTGGACGGTGGTAAGAAGCTGCCTGTTCCGCCCAAGGTTCGGGTAAATACGAAAGCCAAAGCCAAGATGAAGGATGCTATTGCTGAGTTCCGCGAATGGGCGTTCACTATGTATCCGCTGTTACCTACAAGAGATTACGAGTACAACAACCGTATGCGTGAGGAAGTTCGTAGTGAATTAGGTAGTTACGGATGGAATATAATTGATAGTTTTGAAAGTAATTCAGAGACTACACGTAAGGTTATAACTAACTCTGAACACACACTACGGTTACATCTTATGTACGCGATAATGGGTGAAACCGCTTATCATACGCGTCACATGTTTGAAAGTGACGCGGAGCATATTAAATGCGTCAAAGCGCAATTCAACCGCAAGATCAACAAAGTCTGCGGTTTTACAAAAAAAGTGAGAGGATAAAAAATGTCTATAAATCATACAATAGTAGACGCCGCCAAAGCACAAGCGGCTCGTTTTACGCCTAAAGATGATATCGGTGAGGTGCTAGAACAAGATAAGATGAAACCTCAACTACGCGAGTTCGTTCGCGCAGTAGAAAAAACGTTACGCGTAAAGACCATACCACGCAGTAACAATACAGTATATGTCTACCGTGAGGGTGACCTGATGACTACGGGGTACATCGGGTATGGTGACTTTGCGACCAGTGTGCACGGTGAGGATAAGTACATCGTGTGTGCACGTAACATTGAGAACAATAAGTATTGTACCAGTGGCGATCAACACAACATGCGTATGGCGATCAACATGGATACCGCCGTGAAACATGCTAAGAGACATCTTGTATCTTACACTGTGGGCGAATGTGCTACCGCTTTGGTGAAAAATGTTAGACAAGAAGTAGAAAAGTTCAAGAGCACCGTACGATCAAATTATGACCATGCAAAACTTACCGTTGGCCTCAACACAAGCGGTTATGGCTCAGACAAAAAAGCCGCAGAACGTTTGATGGCCGAGCTACGAACCATGGTGCAGTCTGGTCATACGTTTATCGACAAGGAGCTTGATGCCGCTGTCCGTGATATGTTTGAGCAACAGGAAGAAGCCAACAGGTTTAGTGATCGTGCTGTGCCTATGGACTTTGTTCACATTGCCGAGCGATGGGGTAAACAAGTGGTCAACTGTGCGCGTGTCAAAGACGTGACCAAAAACTACCGACTCGAGGTGGAGATGGTACAATCTTACGAACCAGACGAGGTGTCGGAAGATATGCAACACAAGTGCGCTGCTATGAGTATGTGTGAAGATGGTCACTTCGTAGAGGGTGTGGGATACAAAGTAAATGCCCATACGTTTTACCTCTACGTGTAAGGTGCAAACACATGGGTACAACCGATGGTATAACTTATCGTGTAAACGTAGCATTTGATACTAAACACGTTACAATCACAAGTTTTGGTATTGGAAAGGTTGACAAAGAAGTCGATGGTCACTACAATTCTGTGGACGAGCTACCAAACTGGATGCAAGAGCGAATAGCTACGCTGAATATGCTGAAAGTTCCACCACCACCTAATGATGTAGATGGCGTGGGTGCACGTATCGGCCCATACTTATTTTGGGTCTACAAATAGGGAATTCCCTAAATGGCGAGGGGTCACGGCTCCTCGCTTGGGGGGTACTGGTATCATGGAGGACGACAATGACACCCGAAGCAAAAGTTAAAAAGAAAGTGGTAGAGCAGCTAAAGCAGCTACGCGCCTACTACTTTTACCCTGTAACAGGTGGCTACGGAGGTAGCGGTGTGCCTGACATTATAGGATGTTACGAAGGATTATTTTTTGGGATCGAATGTAAGGCAGGGAAAAACAAACCCACACCCTTGCAAGCTAAGAACCTAAAAGAGATACGTGCCGCAGGGGGACTGGACATGGTTGTTAATGAGGACAACATGCACACGGTAATGGATGAGTTACGTGCATGGTCTATGGTCTCAGACGGTTAACCCTAGCTGTGAGTGGGTTGTGGGTTATGGATATTGTCCCACGAAAACCGCAGCAGTACGAGCAGCGCCCTCCATGATTGTTCATAGCGTATGTGATCGTACCGAAGAAACCGCGTCACGGTTAGTCCCCGTGTTTCCAGACATGGGGCACCACTTTAACAATGGAGGCATACATGGATGATACTAAGTTAACCCCATTCCAAGAGAGCGAACTAAAATGGTTACGGCGACAGGTTGATAACTTACAGGACGAAGAACATCGAAACGATGCGCGGCCTCGTATACAACAGGAACTTTGGACTGCACGTGAGGAACTTGATTTGTTTGTTCGTGGTTTAAGACAGGCAGGTAAAAAGATATGAGCAAGGTTTTAAACATCGTACAAGAGCGCGGCAAGACTGCATTTGAAGATGCGATTAGAGATACGCAGTACGGAGACAGTATTGTGTATTACGTAGGAGAATATGCAGGGGGTACGCACCGCGCCTCTGCAATGCAAGCTAGTAACGAGGGTTATGTAAACCTCGTGCAAAGAAAGCTAAGTACAAAACTTTTTGAATATATTGCACAGCGCCGCAAAAAGAAACTGAAGAAGAAAAAAACTGTTTAATCGTTTAGGAGAACGGCATGACTAAGAAAAGTAAAGCAGACATAGTGTGGGCGTATAAAATTAAACATCCACAGGCCACTGTGAGCGACATAGCTACAGCTACCAAAACATCTTATGGGTATGTATATAAGCTGATGCAGAAGATCGGCACACCAGATGAAGTGTTTGAAAGGGAAGCGCGTAAGGTAACGCGTGGGCAGGTGCTAGATACCGCCAAAGGATATGTGACCAAGGATCGTGCGGCTGACCATGGCAACATGGAGAATAACTTCAGTACCATAGGTAAGTACTGGTCTGTGCATTTAGGCGTGGATGTAAGCGCCACAGATGTAGCCGTGATGATGACGTTGTTAAAAGCTGCGCGTATAAAGTCGAACCCGTCACATCCAGACAACTGGGTGGACGCGTGTGGATACATGGCATGTGGTGGTGAGTTAGTGAGTAAGGGTTGATGGACCTTATAACGCTAGATTTTGAAACATATTATGATAGAGATTACTCTCTGTCTAAACTAACAACAGAAGCCTATGTACGTGATCCTCGATTTGAGGTGATCGGCGTAGCTGTAAAAGTAAACAATGGAGAAACGGAGTGGGCTAGTGGAACGCATGAACAACTTAAAAGATATCTCAACGGTTTCGACTGGCATGAAGCTATGGTACTTTGCCATAACACTATGTTTGATGGTGCCATTCTTAATTGGCATTTTAATATTCGTCCTAGGATGTATACCGATACTTTGTGTATTGCCCGTGCCTTACATGGGACTGAAGCTCGCGCAAGCCTCGCTGCGTTATCTGAAAGATACAATCTCGGCGTTAAAGGGACAGAGGTCGTACGTGCGCTCGGGAAAAGGCGTGGAGATTTTGGACCCGTAGATTTAGCGGAGTACGGCGACTACTGTATTAATGACGTGGACCTCACCTATAAACTTTTTAGTAGGATGGCACGACAGTTCCCGCCCCGCGAGTTACGTTTGATAGACGCTACTTTGCGTATGTTTACAGAGCCTACCCTAGACTTGGACCGTGAGTTATTGCAGTCGCACCTTCAAGACGTAAAAGATCGCAAAACCCAACTACTATTTGATGCAGGGGTAAAAGATAAGAAAGACCTTATGTCCAACCCGAAGTTTGCGGAGTTGTTAAAAAAGTTTGGGGTTAAACCCCCGATGAAGACAAGCCTAACCACAGGCAAAGAAACATTTGCATTTGCCAAGAGCGACGAAGAGTTCAAACAGTTGTTAGAACATGAGGATGATCGTGTGCAGTCGTTAGTAGCAGCGCGACTTGGTAGTAAATCTACGTTAGAAGAAACACGTACTCAAAGGTTCATCGACATCTCGGACCGTGGACTTCTGCCCGTCCCTGTAAGATATTATGCGGCACATACTGGACGGTGGGGCGGCGACGATAAGATCAACCTACAGAACCTACCTAGCCGTGGCCCGAACGGTAAGAAATTAAAGGGTAGCATAATAGCGCCCAAAGGACATTCCCTGATAGACTGCGATAGTTCACAGATCGAAGCGCGTGTATTAGCGTGGCTTGCAGGGCAAGATGATCTGACCAAACAGTTTGCGGACGGTGAGGACGTATATAAATATATGGCGTCCAGTATCTATAACGTGCCAGTAGATGGGGTAAGCAAAGATCAAAGGTTTGTGGGTAAGACTACAATCCTTGGCGCAGGTTACGGTATGGGTGCCGTTAAGTTTCAAGCACAATTACAAGGCATGGGCGTGTACATAGACTTGGGAGAAGCGCGGCGCATCATACAGGTGTACCGCGATGCTAACGGTGCGATCAGTTCCTTGTGGCGAGCCGCTAATAATATGGTTCAGTGTATGCAGCGTGGGGATACCTTAGATTTTGGGCGTAAAGGCGTATTGAAGGTGGACGCACCTACCAGCTCAATAATTTTACCTTCTGGTCTACCTATGTTTTATCATGGGTTGGCCGCAGAGCAAGGGGAACGTGGTCCCGAATACACATACAAAACACGCAGAGGTCCAAAACGTATATACGGCGGTAAGGTGGTGGAGAATGTGTGTCAAGCTATTGCACGTTGTATCATAGGACACCAAATGTTACTTATTGCCAAGAGATACAAGGTTGTGTTAACTGTACATGACAGCATTGTGGCCTGTGTAGCCGACGAGGAGTTGGGTGAAGCACAAGCATATGTCGAAGAATGTATGAACCAAACACCTAAATGGGCTGATGGATTGCCGATCACATGCGAAAGCGGAACAGGCAAATCGTATGGAGAATGTGAGTGACAAAAGTATGGCCGTGGTCCTTCAGTAAGATCAAAGACTTTGAGCAATGCCCGAAGCAGTATTACCACAAACACATCTTGAAAGAGGTGCCGTTCGTGCAGACCGAGGCTATACTATATGGCAACGAGTTCCACAAAATGGCCGAAGACTTCATTGGTAAGGATACACCTGTACCCGCAAAGTTCAGCTATGCGAAGAAAGCCCTAACATCTTTGAAGGACAGAAAGGGTGAAAAGCTGTGCGAGATAAAGATGGGCCTGACGGAAAACCTAGAGGCTTGTAACTTTTACGCTTCTAATGTTTGGTTTCGTGGTATTGCTGACTTAGTAATATTGGACGATGAAATAGCCACCGTTGTGGACTATAAAACAGGCAAATCTTCTAGGTATGCGGACAAAGGGCAGCTAGAGTTAATGGCTCTTGCACTGATGGCGCGGTATCCGCAGATCAAAAAGGTACGCGCCGCATTACTATTTGTAGTTTGTAATGACTTGGTAAAAGATACTTACATGGAGTATGATAAGTCCAAGCTGTGGGAGAAATGGCTCGGTAAGTACGGGCAGATGGAAACCGCAGCAAAAGAAGACATGTGGAACGCACGGCCTAACGGATTGTGCAGACGATATTGTCCTATTATTGAATGTGTTCATAACGGAGCCAACTAATGCCATATAAAAATCCCAAAGATCGTCCTAAACAAAAGAATAAACCTGTAGGTAGTAAAGCCTTTGAAGCTAGGATGGAACGTCAGCGTGCCCGCCGTAAGATGGATCGCACCAGTAAAGATGCTAACAGGAACGGTAAAGCTGATAAACGTGAAGGCAAAGACATCAGCCATAAGAAAGCCTTGTCGAAAGGTGGTTCCAATAAAGACGGTGTAAAAATAGAAAACCGCAGTAAGAACCGCGCTCGGAATTATAAGAAGAAAAAATAAACCATTTAGGGAATTCCCTAAATAGGAGGATTACATGAGAATAGTCGATGGTAAGGCGCTGCTGCTCAAGCTGCGTAACCCAAAACGTGTCACAGAAACGATACCCAAAAGCAAGTCAGTACAAGACCATGAAGTATTGGTAAAATGGGGTATTGACGAAGCGCATACACTACGCAAATTAAATATAAATGTACCATCTCCTATCAACGGTAGATACACGTGGACAGGTAAGTACGCCCCGTTTGACCATCAAAAGAAAACCGCAGCCTTTTTTACCATGAATAAGAAGTCGTTCTGTTTTAACGAGCAGGGTACAGGTAAAACCGCTTCTTCTATCTGGGCAGCGGACTTTTTAATGAAGCAAGGCAAAATAAAACGCGTGTTGGTTATATGTCCCTTGTCGATTATGGATAGCGCGTGGCGTGAAGACCTGTTTACGTTCACACCGCATCGCAGTGTATCAATAGCATATGGTGCAGCTAAAAAACGCCGCGAGATAATCCAGCAAGGTTCTGAGTTTGTCATAATAAACTATGACGGTGTTGAGATTGTAGCCGAAGACATCATAAACGGTGGGTTCGATCTGATTATTGTTGATGAAGCTACTCATTACAAGAACGCACGATCCAAACGGTGGAAGGTATTACGGCGTATTGTGAATGAAAATACGTGGTTGTGGTTGATGACAGGTACACCTGCTGCTCAATCCCCATTGGATGCCTACGGCCTTGCTAAGTTAATCAATCCAAATTCTGTGCCACGGTTCTTTAGTTCTTTCCGTGATATGGTGATGACCAAGGTATCACAATTTAGGTGGACGATAAAACCTCACGCATCGGATACAGTTTTTAACATACTACAACCTGCCATACGGTTTACCAAAGATGAATGTCTTGATCTACCTGACATGACATACACAAACCGACACGTTGAACTTACTCGACAACAGAAAAAATACTACGACACGTTGCGCAAACGCATGACCATGACAGTGGGTGATGATGAAGTAACCGCAATGAACGCGGCAATTATTATGAATAAACTACTGCAAATATCCGCAGGGGCGGTTTATACCGATGAAGGTGATACGTTAGAGTTCGACATCAAACACAGATACAAAGTATTGAAAGAGGTGATTGATGAGAGCAGTCAAAAGGTTTTGGTGTTCGTACCTTTCAAACATACTATTGACATATTAACAGATAAGTTGCGTACTGACGGGGTGTCTACAGAAGTAATACGGGGGGACGTACCCGTAGCGCAACGAACCGACATCTTTAAACGGTTCCAAAATACCCCCGATCCAAGGGTGCTAGTCATCCAACCGCAGTCGGCAGCACATGGTGTTACGTTAACAGCAGCCAATACCGTGGTATGGTGGGGACCAACGTCTTCACTAGAAACATACGCTCAAGCTAACGCTAGGGTTCATAGGTCAGGTCAGAAGCATCGTTGTACAGTCGTGCAGCTACAAGGTTCTGCCGTGGAAAAGCGTATTTATTCATTATTAAATAACAGAATAGACGTTCACACAAAAATGATTGACCTTTACAAAGAATTACTTGACTAAGTTACATTTAATAACTAAAGTGTAATTCTCGTTAACTAGGAGAACGCATATGAAGGACGCGTCCGACATCCCTGCAGATAAGCTGACCAAAGCCTACATAAAATTACGGGCAAAAAGAGCGGAGCTATCGGCAAGGTACAAAGAAGAAGATGGAGCGTTGGTTCGCCAACAGGAAATCTTGAAGAACGCGCTACTGGACTACTGTGAAAACCACAATGTCGAGAGCGTTAGAACCTCCGAAGGTTTATTTTTTCGGTCTAGTAAAACCAAGTATTGGACTAGCGACTGGGAACAAATGTACAATTTCATTAAGGAGCATGATGTACCTGAGTTCTTAGACAAAAGGTTGAACCAGACTAATATAAAACAGTTTTTGGAGGAAAACCCAGACGTTATGCCTAAAGGCATGAACGTAGACACCGAGTACGTCATATCAGTAAGGAAAAAATAATGGCAGAACCATTCGTACCAATAGAAGATTTGGCAAAGCATTTTGCAGTGTCCATTTCTACTATCCGTGCATGGGTAAGACAGGGGCATATCCCTAAATCCACGTACATTAAGATCGGTAACACATACCGTTTTAACAAGACTTCTGTAACTGAAGCGTTGACAAGCACCGCCAAGGAAGCAGAACAAGCCGAGATACGTAACGAGCCTGTATCAGAACAGCTCGAATTCGATTTCGGTGCTGATGCAGACATATAACCAGAAAGGAGAATGACATTGGCCGACACATATATAATTGAGGGTATTGAAGCCCTATGGCCGCGCATAGATCAAACCTATGCGTTTGACAAAAAAGTTAACCGCAGTATGCCTTGCGGTCCGCGTGATACTAATGCGGAGTTTTCTATCCAATTTCGTATGGATCAACCTACGGCAAAGGCTTTGTTCAAAGCTATGAGTGCTTGCTACATGGCAAACCGCGAAGATAAATGGGCAGAGAAACTGGCTAACCCGTTCGTCAAAGATGACAATGGTACGTTTACGCACAAAGCCACGTTGAAGGGCGCGTATAACGGTCAGGTAACTGACAGACCCGCCCAGTACGATTCACAGGGTAACACACTAGCAGCAGACTTTCAGTTGACTACTGGCAGTACTGTCAATGTGGCTGTGAAGTTGGTGCCATATGACTTTGGAGGAAACCAAAGCGTGTCATTACGACTAACCGCTGTGCAGGTTACTAAGTATGTTCCGATGGAACGCGCCAACCCATTCGGCAAGGTGGAAGGTGGTTTTGTGGTAGAAGACCCAAACCCATTCAAAGCCGAGGCTAAGACAAACAATGTCTTGGAGATGAAACCTGCCATAGAAGTCGATGAAGACGACGATGGGTTTGATGAGAAACCAGTAAAAAAGACTGCGAAAAAAGCAGCGGTAAACTCTAAGTCAAATGGCGATCTTAATGATATCGTAGACGATTTATTTGACGACGAGGACTAAAACAAAATGCCACGGCTACTACGGTGGTCGTGGTTACTCTTATGGTATGAGTGGTGGTGATGAAAACAAAACGATTTTTAGAGTTAGTTCTAGCGCACGAAGGGGAATACTGCGTATGGGCTAACAAAGGTGTAAAACCTAACGAGAGCATTAAACAGACATTTTGCCCGTCTATAGACGAATTACTACATAAAGCGCGTGACCTCAACGATAACGGGTGGAACGCTTTCTTTGCTTTGGGTACGTTCTTTGATGGTAGCACCCGTGCTGCTAGTAACATGCAGTGGATGAAATCTTTTTTCTTAGATTTAGATTGTGGTCCCGACAAAGACTTTCCATCTCAAGCAGTGGCTATTGATGAACTGCGTAACTTCTGTGAAAATAATGGTCTGCCCACACCTACTCTTGTGAACTCAGGGCGTGGCGTACACACCTATTGGATATTGTCTGAACCTGTGTGCCGCGAAGATTGGTGGCCTGTGGCTGAACGATTAAAGATGTTATGTGAAGAACAAGGTTTTGCCGCCGATCCGTCACGTACATCTGATGCTGCCAGTATTTTACGCGTTCCAAGCACCCATAATCACAAATACGGTGACCCTCTACCTGTAGAGTTTTATGGGGTAGAAGCGGATTTTAATACCGTAGACTTTGATAAATTTGCTACGCTCTTAGGGGATGAGCCGATACCAGTACCCAAGAGACGCGAGGCATCAGCGGTTAGCGCGTTCAAAGATGCAATGTATCAAAACTACAAAGGTAGCTTCAAGCGTTTGTTGTTGAAGACCAAGAACGGTACGGGCTGCAACCAGATCAAACACATAATAAAAAATCAAGACAGCATATCCCATGACTTATGGCGAGCAGGGTTGTCCATAGCCAACGTATGCGAAGACGGGGCAGAAGCTGCACACATTATGTCAGCACGACACGAGGATTACAGTGTGCAGGGCACACTAAAGAAAATGGAAGATACAGGTGGTCCACACTTTTGTAGCACGATAGAACGGCTAAACCCTGACGGGTGCGAAGGTTGCCCAAACAAAGGTAAGATCACAACCCCTGCGGTGCTTACAAAAGAAGTCAAAGAAGCTACGCCAGAAGATAATGTTATAGAGGAAATAGATGGGGGCAGTACGAAGCAGATAACCATACCTACGTTACCACGACCATACTTTCGAGGACAGAATGGTGGTGTGTATCTACGCAGCGTAAACGAAGACGATGAACCCGAAGAAATATGTATATACCATCATGATTTTTATGTTACGCGGAGACTGCACGATGTGGAGCTTGGAGAAGTTATAGCGTTTGCGCTACATTTACCAAGGGACGGAACACGCGATTTTGTTGTACCCTTATCTGCGGTTACCTCAAGGGAAGAATTTCGCAAACATATGTCTATGCAGGGTATAGTAACTTATGGGAAGGATATAGATAAACTAATGGCGTACACAGCAGCATGGATAAAAGAATTACAGCAGACCACCACAGCAAGTGAAGCACATCAACAGTTCGGGTGGGTGGATGATGAAAAGATGGACGCGTTTGTTCTAGGGGATCAATTAATTACCGCCAGTGGTATGGAGTATAATCCACCGTCTAGTAAAACTTCAGGACATATACATAAGTTTAAACCTAAAGGCTCTAAAGAACGTCACAAAGAAATACTGGATTTTTACAATCAAGAGGGTATGGAGCTACAGCAGTTTACAGTATGCGCAGGGTTCGGCACTATTCTAATGCCTTTGACGGGCTTGTACAGTCTGGGCATACATCTGTTCGGTGAAACAGGGGGCGGTAAAACAACCGCTATGTATACTGGTACAGCTATATGGGGTGAACCGCGTGGGCTTACAGGGACTAAAGCGGATACGCCAAATTCTCGTATGAACTTTGCCGAGGTAATGCACAATCTTGGACTGAATACAGACGAGATGACAAACATACACGGTAAGCAAGCATCAGATTATGCGTATCAGCTATCGGAAGGAACGCAGAAGAACCGGATGGCAGGTGGCGGCAACTACGAACGTGTTAGGGGTAGACCATGGCATTTGATAGCATTGTCTTCGGGTAACGTAAGTATGTATGCGCAGATGGCTATGGCGAAAGGTGATACCAAAGCAGAGATGCAACGATTACTGGAATTACGAGTTGATGAAATACCCATGGTAGAAGTGGACCCTGTTGTATCCGCATCGTTATTCAAGGATATACAGCTAAATTACGGACACTACGGACCAGAGTTTGTGCAGTATGTGATAGAGAACAAGGCCGCAGTTACTGCGGATTATGAGAGGATCAAAGCAAAATTAGATAAATGCGCAGGGTTAAACCAGAAGAACCGTTTCTGGTCTGGGGGATGTTCTGCTATATTGGCAGGGGCAGTGGCGGCTAAACGCGCAGGTATAGTGGACTATGACGTGAAGGAGTTATTTAAGTGGGTAGTGGGACAACTTATACGGGTGAAGGCGTTTGTAGATGATAGCACTGCGTCTGTACAAACCTTGGTTACCGAATTTACCACAGAGCACTGGGGTAGCATTCTTAAAATAAAGAGCACCGAGAAGGCGCAGAACGCAGAAGGTGTTACACCCATGGTTATACCAGAACAGAACCCACGGGGTATGTTTGTTGCGCGGTATGAGACAGACACCAACATGTTATATATTGTACCCAAGGCGTTTAAGATGTGGCTTGGAGAACAGAAGATTGATTACACCAGTACGGTAGAAGGTATGCAGAAAGATATGGGCGCAAAACGTATGAAGATGCGGTTGACTAGAGGCACAAACTTTAATTTACCATCTATATGGGTGCTATCAGTGAAATTAGTAGGGTTTAGCGGTGTATCAGAAGCCACTGAGGTTTGATGATTTAACACCAGACCAAGTAAAAATAGTTGTGGATTGGGATAGTGTGGTAGTCGGTGCGTCTGTCTTCATCCCTTGCGTAAACCATGTCAAAGCACGGAAGCAGCTTCTTGATATAGCGCATCGCAAAAATTGGGATGTAGAAATTAGAATTCGTATAGAAAACGGCATGTTTGGGGTTCGCATGTGGAGGACAGTGTGATACGTGTTAGGAGACAAGCTCGACAACTTGTCGTTCTCCTCCGACTGCCCCCGCCACGTGCGGGGGATTTTTATTGTTTAAAGGCGTCTCGTATATCTTTAATTGTTGCACCGTACGTGCTGCTAAACGATCTACCATAGTGCATATTTTTTGTCGTTTCAGCGTGTCGCTTCATAGAACGCTCTATAGAATCAGGTGTTATGGCCGCTTCTGGATGACGCTCATTGAACTTAATCATGTCATCGTACACATCCATCATCTTTTCGTAGTCACCCATACTCATAGCAACATAATATTGTTTGTTTAAGAAAGAACGTTTTTTGTTTACGGCAATATCTATGTTTTTTAATACCCCACTCGTTTCAGTGCGGAACGAATACTCGGTAGGTCTTATTCCCAAAGTTAAAGCCACAAGATCACCATTAGTAAGATCGTCGTATATAGGATCATTGCGCCTAGTATAAATCCCACCTTGTTGTGCGTACCTACCAAATGTTGATTTGTATACATTACTTAATCCTGCAGGTAGTATACTTTCTATGCCACGCTGCGTTTCTCCCGACAGCAAGTCATTACTTCCTCGCATTATACGATTAGCTACGCTCAGTGCAGGGCCACCCGCATAGAAACCTAGTGTTTCTTCTAGGGATGGATTGCTATTGTAGCGGTTTTCTTGAATAAGAAGCCCAGTAAGTGCCATACGACTTGCCACATCCAACCCTGCAAACTCAGTTATTGCGCCTTTGTACCAACCTTCACCTGTATATTGACGTACGATTGTATCAAAATCTTCTTCTTCGTCATCTAAGAAGAACAAGTTAGCGATAAGTTTTACCGCGCCGTACAACGGCAAGCCTTGAATACCTGCAAAGAACAACGCTGATCCGTGCATACCTATAAGTTGTTTTACTGCGGCCTTGCGTTCGGGCGATCCTTCTGCTCCAAACAATTTACCTTTGTCGCTGTCCATAGCGGTCTTAGCGGTCTTTAGCATAGTGTAATACATCTGCAGGCCGTAGTTTTTGTACATAAACGCAACGCGACCTATACCTTCTCGTGCAATACTAGGTGCGGTTTCCAAGAACGTGCCACCGTTTGTCTGCTGTGTGTCGTATATAGCTTGTTTTACAGCTTCTTCTATCTGCGCTTCGCTTGCCTTATTAGCCTTACCCTTCGTTACACTATCTAATGCTAGGTTAAATGATGCCATCAAGGTTACTTGACGGTTCAACTGTTCTGCATGGTTAAACAACCAAGCGGATAGCACCGATGCGTTGTCTACAGCGTTGCCTATCTTACTACCTTTTTTGATGCGGCTAGTCTCATTAAGCCCCATGGCTTCTGCGAGAAATCCTTGACCTAATAGACCACGTTGTGATGCAGTTTGCACCAAGGCTTCCATGCGTTTCAGTTCAGCCTCTTTTCCTTCAGGTAATTTTAAACCTTTCTTCAGGGTAAATGTACCTTTGTCAGATATATCATAGAAGTCTAGGATAGAGTTTGTGCCACCCCCACGTTTACCACCTAATAACGTATTACCATATGCAGACTTGATCGCGGCGTACGTTTTTACGTACCCGTGTTTTCCCCCCAAGAACGGTGCAACAAACAAGGGGATTTGCGATAGGTTGACCAAAGCAGACGATGCGTTGAAACCGATAGTGTAGATAAACGCGGTTTGGTTAAGTCTACGTGCTACCGCTTCTATGTTTTTATTGTCCGCGCCTTTTCGCGCAAACTGCGCACGATCTTTCAGTTCAGCTTTTACATCATTAAACGCGGCGGTAAGCCGTTCCGTACCTTTTCCTACAAGACTTTTGGCTTTAGGTAGCGCAACTTGTTCAAACGCGTCTAAGTCAGCTTCATACTGACGTAAAAGTGCCCCATATTTTAGTTTAGCTGTCTGACTTGCAAGGCTATAACCCTTTGTCTTAAGAGCATACACAGAGTCCTGCATGTACCCCGGGGTACCTTTACGTTTCTGCAATGACTTAGCAAACGATGTCTCAGGTAGGGAGTTTATAAACAACTTGATTATTTGATCTTTCACATCTTGTGGAACTTTGTTTTTGTCCAGAATACTCAGCGCATCGTATGCGAAACTTGGGTCTACTCCTGTGCCTTTAAATGTTCTTGCTGATACCTCTTCTACAATTTCTACATTTTTGTAGTCTTTGTTTGCCCTAAACATTTTAGCTGCATCTTGACGTTCTGCGTCTGTGGTAAATGTCTGTACCACGGTGGCTTCGCGTGATGACTTAGGGTTCTTAACCTCATAGCGTAGCACGTAGTCACCTTCACGCATCAACGGGAAATATACATCTAGGGTACTTGCATCAAATAGTTTAGCAAAGATGTCGCGCTTTAGTTTTTTGGCATCGTCAGGATTTTGTACTAGCTCGTCTATCTGCCTCATAACAACAGCGCGTAACTTCTCATATTGATCTTTGTACACTGCACGCATTTCGTTGAATACAGCTTGTCCCTCTGGTCCTAATGCTTTCCAATCAGCACGTTGCTTGTTCCATACTTCCAACAGATCATTGCCATCGTTGTCCATACGGGGGCTACCATCTTTATTAATGTATGTACCCTGTGGTTTCGTTGGGTCTACCTGATAAATAGTAGCGCCGTAGTCGTTATCGTAGATCAAACGGTCCAAGGCTTCTTTGCGTTTTTGTGCTTGCTCAGTGGTGCCTTTATTTAGCTTTGTTAAAATTTCTCCAATTTTTCGTTCTATGAGTTTGTTTGCAGTCTGAATTTCCCCACGTTGACTAGCTACCAACTCGTCTAGCTTGTGACCCATTTTGCCCAAACCAACAGATTCTGCAATGTCGCCCAACCCTTGTAGACCAGTAAGTCTAAGCAGCAGGTTCTTAGATTTTTTTGAGAACCCTTGAGTAAAGAAGTCTCGCACACTGAACTTAAACTGTTCGCGGCTCCCTTTGTTTATAGTCTTCTGTGTGGCATCAACTACGTCTTGCGTAAATTTCTTAACACCGTCTGCCGTGGTCATCATCGCCATTTGATTAGCATAACGATATACAGGTGCAGGGGCTAACAACGCATCCACAAGCGCGTCTACTTCTTGCAGCGCGGTCAGGTTACGTGACTTAACAAACGGTAAGATTTTACTTAGGTAGTTATTAGCAATATTGAAGAACCTCTGTAGTGCACTGACAGGTTCGCCTTTTGGGTTTATGCTCGCAAGTTCTGATCTAAACTCTTGATTGCCCATCGCTTCAGCTAAAAATTCATCAGGGTCTTTTGAGCCGTAGGCCGTGCCTAGCAGACCATCTAAGTCTTTGAACAGCTTTTTAAGTTGAATACCAAAACCATTCTTAGGATCAGCCAACGATGCTGACATACCTGCATGAGACATTTCGTGGATCAACGTGTGCGTGTTGATACCAGTATCTGCGTCTAACGAGATTGTGTTCGTTTTAGGATCAAATAATCCTGCGACTGCACGTCCGTCTTCAGCTTTCAAGTTTTTCACTGTAACAAGTTTTGTGTCACCTGCTACGTTGGCGAACTTGGCAGCTATCTGACGCACTTGTTGTGAACCATTGGTGCTTGCTACATTAGATAGCGCATCGCGTAAATTCCCCTGTTTTATAGCGTCAATTACCATTGGGTGCATGGGTATGTCTAACCCAACTACGGCACCTAATTCTAATGCCATACGTCCAAATGCAGGGTCATTCATAGCTTCACGCACTGCGAACATATTTGGGTATATGTCAGGGTATGCGTCTAGCAAGTCTTTTTCGTTTGCGTACCCTCCGAGCACTGCGGCTTCTAAACTCTTACGGTTTTCAAACAAGCGTTTTTCTCTAGCGTCCATAACTCTGTCAGAACCACTTTCAAACAACACTGTGCGTACTTGGTTTAGCTGTATCTCTTTAAATGCACGATCTAAACGTAAGTTTGCCTCTTTGCTTAGATTAGCTCTGGCCCATGCAATAGCTCGTAGCGCAGGTGCTAACTGCCCCTTTTTAGCAGGTACTCCGCCCATATACTGTCTAGCTTGTGCGGCTGCTTGTGCAGAGGGGTCATTTGTTTTTTCGTTAGTAGCTAATGGGGTGCTATGAACCAAATCAAATATTGCTAATTTTAGCCCATCAAATGGGTTTGGATAAGCACGCAAATAGGCAACAATGGGAGCAACTTCTTTTTTGCTTTTGTCGCTTTTGCTAAACCCTGCTAGTAGTTTGTCTTTTATCTTTTTGTTGTCTGCATCAGAGAATGGGTTTGTAGTAGCTACGTCTTGTTTACCGCCAAATGCTTCTTTTACCACTGCAGGAGTTTCTTCTGTGTACAGTTGCGCAACTTGTTTTGCTTCTGGTTTTTTGGGTTTAGGGCGTTTGACGCCTTTTATACCTTCAGGTATAGGGCCGCGTTTTGCTCCTGCGGGGGTGGCTTTACCACCTATAACATTACGTCTACCCGGCCCGGTATCAGCTTTAGCCTTCTGTGTAACACGTTTTGACTTGGACTTTACCTTAGTACGTTTCCGGGCACGTTGTTTTGGCAGGTCTACCTGCACAGGTTTGGGGTCATCTATCGCTTCTTTTAATGCGGCATCTTCATTAATCGGTTCGTCAAATACGTCTAGTGTATCTGACTGCGTACCTTCTGATACAGTAGTTCTCCTAGCGCCTCGCACAGAGCGTCCCATTCCGCGTTTGTCAGATGTCGTAGTGTCGGAGGTACTTTCAGGGGCTTCGGCGGGTCCGTCTGCACTGCTTGATTTAATAGGCGGAATGCCAACTCCACTTGCTGCTGCGTCAGTTGATCTAGCATCGGCGGCTCCTTTTAGTTCTCCTACATTTGCGGATGTGACCGCAGGTTTTACAAGGGGTGTTATACCTTTAGAAGTTGCTTTGGGTTGTCGCAACTCACCGCGAAACGATAGCTGCTCGGAACGTTCCCGATCTTCTTGCCTACGTTTGGGTTCGGTAACTCGTTCCTGCATATCCCTCAGACCAAGTTCAGTGTCTACATCAATATCTTCCTGTTTCTGTCGTTCAACTTCCGTAGCCTTGCGTACTCGTGCGCTGTCTTCTCGCGCCTTATCTTGTTCTATTAGACTTAATAAATCTGGATCGGTTCTAGCCTGCTCTACTTCTTCTACTTGCGCAGCTTCTGGTGTAGGCTCTGGTCTACCATACTTACGTTCATCTTGCTCACGTTCTATCGCAAACAGATCGGGCTGTTCAAAAGCTTCTATGTCCCCACGTTCTGCGGCTGCTAGTGCTTGGCGCTCTCTCGCACGTTCTTGCGCTGCTTGTTCGTTTTGTGCAATGTCTGCTGTTAATTGTCCTAAACCCCCTGCACGTGCTCGTGCTACTGCAGCGTCAAAGCTAGCTTGATCTTGTACAGGACGTGGCCCAGTGTCTAACGCCGCAATACCTGCAGGAGCTTCGGCACCTTCTATACGGTCTAGCGCAGGCTCATACCGTGTACCCTTAAGTACGCTAGATACAGCTTCAAATGGGACATCTGCGGTACGCAGCTTCTGCATGGTATCAGAGGATATTTCACCTGTGTTCCGTATCTCTGATCTAGCTTGTTCTACTACCTGCATACCCTCGGCACGGGCGGCAGTCTTTTGGTCTCGTGTTCGTGCTTCTCCCTTAGAATCCACGGTCAACCCAAGGTCTTCTGGACCTGTTAGCAACTTTTGCTGCATACGATCTACAAGATCAGGCTCTCTGGTTTCTTCTACACGTTCATCAAAATCAAACTCTGTCTGTCTAGGATCACGTTCTGCGGGTCTTTCTGGAGCTTGTCCCAAATCAGAACGCGGGAACAATTCACCTTGTTCACCTTCAAAATTAGTTTGTAGCCCCAAACGAGTAGGCGCATCTTCTCCACCTTGTAGGTCCAGTTCTTCTTGGATAAATTCTTCTGGTTCTACGTCTGTAACATCTGATGTACCGCCACGGGTTCTAGGTGTGGCAAGGTCAAGCAATGATTGTGCTAGCGCACCAACTGTAAAGCCTATACCTGCGGATTCTCCGCTACCTTCAAATGTACCCTGCTCGGGGTTATATCCTTGCTCTATCATGTTTTGCGCAATGCTAGACGCAGTTTCTTGCGCGGCTTCTATACCACCTTCACGGCTTGCTCGTAGGATACGATTCTTTACAAGTTGAACAGGGTTAGCCTCACCTCGGTATACTTGTTTAATACCTTTAACCAGACGAGTTGCAGGAATAAGCTCTAGCGCACCGGGAAGAATACCCTTTAGTGCGGCTAGATTACGTTCTTCTTGGGTAGCGCCTGCGGCTCGCGCACGTTCACTAGCTTCTCCCGCCCCTGCAGATACAGCCAATGTAGCGCCTGCAACAGGGTTTATAAGTGACGCACCTATGATACCCGCAAACGAACCGCCTGCTTCACTTACTTTACGTGGTATACTATCTTCTAAGTTGAAGTCTGGTGGCACATAATCTTGTACCGCTTGACCTGCTTTCTTGATGCCGTCACGTACAACATTCTCTGCGTCTTCGGGAAGTAACGCTGCAAGACCCAAAGCACCTGTCTCTACTAGTCCTGCGGCACCGCCGATAAGACCTTTAGGGATTTCACCAAGGTAGTCACCAAACGTAGGTTTTCTGCTACGCGCTATCTGCCCTGCGATGTCTCGTTGTGTGCCGTAGTAGTTTTCCAACCCTGCACGTAACCTACGTTCTGGCTCTCGCTCCCGTTCGGCCATAGTATTGTTGTAGATTCCTACAATCTGTTCTCTAGTAGCGCCTGATGGTCCTTCTACTCGTATTTTGTTGCCGTTTGGGTCAGTTAGCTCGTATATTGCCATTTTATGACCTTATGGTTCAATTGTTTCTATTGGAGTAGTGGTTGGGTCTAGCCGTGAAGCAAAACCACCTGTACCAGTCAAAGCATCAAGTTCTTGAATTCGCATATTTAATTCGTGCATGCTACCATAAGCATCTGCAAATACGCGGTACGTTAGCACTAGTTCTTCAGTTATCGTTTTTCTTAACGCGTTAAGTTGTGTTTCTATTTCTCTATATTTCACAGGATTTTCTGCTTTGGATAGTTTTTGTAGCTCGTTGTTTAGCTGCATAACAAGGGGGTTTGCCGTCATTTGTGTAGTTATAGCGTCATACACAATTTTAGCCCGTTCATCACGCATTTTAAGTAGTTCGTTCTTGTCGTCACTTAGAGAGTCAATACGATCGTGAAATGCTTTTGAGCGTTCTGTAGCTTTCTCTAACGCTCGCTCCACTGCAGCTTCACGCGATTTGTTTTCATCTTCAGATACAGAGATGTTTATCTTAACTTGGTTATTAACATCATCTGCGTTCACACCAACAATTTCACGCAACGCAAGCCCCTGACGTTGTAAGGCTTCTCTTGCAGCGTTAAAGTCACCTTTAGCTACATCCTGCTCATACTGTTGGTTTAGCATGTTGATTTCGTTTTGTTCACGTTGCCCCTGCAGTGCGCGGTTTTCTTGGTCGGTAAGTAAGCCCCGTGCCCCAGCGATACCCGCTGTTCTGCGTGCCTCTGCACGAGACGCTGCGTTTTCTCTTGAAGCCGCCCCCTGCGAAGCAATATTGTAATCAGTAGTAACTCCTGTGTCTTGTATATCTCGCAACGCGCTAAGACCTTCACCTCTACGTTTGTCTTGTCCTAGCTGTGCGTCTACATACGCCTGCCCAATACCACCTGCACCGCGACGACCCCCTGCTAGCGTTTGCATACGAGCTAGTTTTTTAAGTCTGTCAGGGTCTAGTGTTTCCGCTTGCAACGCACGTTCGTCTGCTTCTTGCTGTTCATATATTTTAGCTTTTCCTGAACGGTCAAAGTAAGCGTCAGAACTTACACCTGCAGCCTGCATTGCTGCCAACGGATCAGCGCTCATGTCGTCAGCGTAACGTTGAGTTAGGCTGCGTAATATTTCTTTTCCCTGTGCGTCATAAGGAGCTTCTACAAACTCTAATGGTGCAGCTTCTAGGTCCGTTACAGTGTCCATAGTAGGTACTTCACCCGCTTGTGCGGTCATTTTGTCTATAGATTCTGTTAATGCAGTTTTATCTGCTTCTTCTGGTTTTGTAGGTTCGTATGATGTTTCTACGTCTTCAAAAAAATCTTGCTGCTCTATAGGCGTAAATGTTACGTTACCTGTGATTTCGTCTTCAGCTTGCTCAGTAGTAGAGTCTAGTGATTCTGTTTGATTGAGAGTAGTAGGAAGGTTGTCTTCGGGTATTTGTTGTTCAGAAGTGCTAGACATTGGCAGTGCAGGCAGTGCGTCTACTTCCGCTGCGCTCATGGCTGCTTTAAAGTCTACATCTGCTAGTTCTAGTAGCTCTGCTTCACCGAGTGAGTCAGCCACGTCTAACACTTTTTTCGCATACGCACGTTGGTCATCTGATTGTGCACGTAGCCCTCCAACAGGAGAAGCAAAAAGACCATACTTAGTTTTAACCTGTTGACGTAACTGCTGCAAAGCCATGTCTTCACCGACACGGTTTACTAATGCGTCAAATGCACGACGAAATGGTGAGGTAACTTCTTCACCTCCAGCAAAAGATACAATGCCGCCGCCTGCCATTCTACGTGGACCTCCCGGCTGCTGCGCTGCTTGTGCCATACGTGCACCTGCTAAACCCTGTGCTTGTGGGAGAGGAGGAGCACGTCGTGGTTGGGGTTGCATAGGAGCACGTCGTGGTTGGGGTTGCATACCTGCAAGGCCCGGAAGTCCAGCAATACCTGCAGGTTTACGGGGTTGTGCTTTTGCCATACGCTGCATATTTTGCTGCTGCGTCTTTTGTTTCTGGTCTAACGTGCCTTTTGTACGCCCCGCTAGCTCTCCAAGCGTACCACTCATTTCCTGTTTTGTTAGCTCTAAGGCTTCTTGTTCGCGTTGCTGCGCTATGGTGTTAGGGTTCTGCTGTGCCTTTAACTGCATATCTGCAGCGACCTGCTTCTTTTCAGACGTAAGTTTTTGCAACGCCAATAAGTCCAGAAGTTCTTTGTTCTGCCCATACCGTTGTTGCAGCTTCTGTGGATTGCCTCGGTAGGCGTCCATGCGTTGTTCTACTTGTGCGTCAAGCCCGCCAGATTCTAAAGCCATTATTAGCTCCCCTCTTTGTTCGGGTTATTATCCTGACCACCGCCACCGCCAGTACCGCCACCAGTACCAAACAGGCTTTCGATAAACCCTTCGAGGTCACTAGCGCCTGTTGCCATAGATTGTAGAAGTCCCGGTTCTTCGTATTGTACCGTTTGTGCACCAATCGGCAGTCCTTGTAGTAGAGACTGCATGTACTGTACTTGCTTGTACGGGAAGTCACGTTCTTCTTCAAATTGTAGTCTGTCGGCTGTGATACCTTCAGATTCTATAGCTCGTTCCGTTGCGCCCATATTCGCTAGGTTTTGTAGTCCTTGCGTACCGTACAAGTTAATCTTGTCTTGCGCGGTCATCCCACGATCTTGCTCTGTGTTAAATTGATTAAGTGCTTGAGTGTACGCGTCTGCATAGCCCGCACCTGTTATACCTTGTAGCTGCTGCGCTAAGTTACGGTTTGATTCTGCGTCAAACAACGCTTGTGCTGATCCACCGTAGGCTCCTGCAAACTTACGAGCGTTTTGTGCAGCCGTAATCCCTGCTTGCCGCCGTGCTTCTTCTAGTTGTGGTTCTAATGAGGCTTGTAGGTATGGATTCATATACTGTTGAACAGCATCGCCCGTAAATTGTTGTGGTTGGTACCCTGCTGTACCCATCTGACTGGGATCAAACGCATTTGCTAACCCTGCAACGCCTTCAAAGGCTTTAGTTTGTAAGTCTGATGCACCCGCTGTAAGCGGTCCCATATAAGCGTTATATGCTTCATTACCCAACGCTTGCCCTTTACCGAGCATGTCGGTGACATAATCACCTGCATATGATGCCAGACCAGACTCTTTACCTGTTACAATTGGGTCTTCAGTGCCTGTAAGTACGGGAGTAACCATGCTTTACCTCCTACGCGGGTATAAATTTATTAGGGTTTATTTCTTTACCCTGTTTCGTATTGCCAGTTCGTGCTTTACGCACCCTAGCCATCATATCTTTTAATACTTTTGCGCCCGCATCAGAGTTACCGTTGCCTAAATGACTTACGACATCAGCGGGAATAACAAATTCACCATCGCTTAGTCGCGCTTCTTGCACACCATCAATGTTTGCGGGTACCTTGTCTGCCATACCATCGGTAGCGCCGTTTAGGTACTTACCTTTTTTCAGTGTAGCGATACCACCTGTGGCTAATTCTGTAGTTTCTTCTACGGTTTCTTCTGTTAGCTCTGGTATACGTGGACCGCCGGGTCTTCTACGTTCTTGTCGTGCAGGATTTGCTGCATTCAACGCCGCTAAACCTTCGGCAGACATAGGTTGCGTAGGCGTAGCACTTTTAGGGACATATTGCGTTTGTGTAAAATAGCGTTGTCCACCACTTCCGGGTCTTCTGTTAGGATCATATGTACCGGGCACAACTTCACGTTGCACATCATATTCTGGTACCGTGCCTTGGTATCCTGTTATAGGAGTGTCAGTACCCAATACTCCAGTACCGCCCAGAACAGCGCCACCTAGAGATATTAGCGAACCGTAATCGACACTACCGTCTTTCTTTTTAAAAAGATTACCTAGTGCATCAAGTCCATCTTCAATGATACTCATTACATACCTCCAAGTATTCTTAGTAGCATATCATTTTCATCCTCAACCTGTCCACCCTTTGCAAACCCGCTAGCCATAGGCATTGGTGCCATGGGTTGGTTTGCCGTTTTGTTACGAGTTGTAGTGCTATATGGGCTTGCAAACAGTCCTTGTTGTGACGGATTAGCAAATATGCTGTTAAAATCATATAGATAATCAATATTTGCAGGGTCTGCAGCAGAAACTGTGGTTTTTGCCCCTTTAAATAAGCCCTGTTGCTCCATTGATAGTAAGTCCCGTAAATTTTCCTGTTGCTGTTGCGTAGTAATCTGAGTGTTCAGATCAGTAATCATATCAGTGATTGCGTCCGTCTGTGTGTCTATTTCGCCGTATATACCTGTGTCTGGCGCAAACATGGACGTATCTGCAAGAGTAACATCTTCTTCACCCTGTAATGCTGTTTCTAACAGAGCTTGGTCACCTATGTCAATGATACCGTCTCCAGTAACATCATATTGCATGATTAGTTCTTCGCTGACATTTTCTTGTGCAATTAAATCAATTACAAAATCTATATCTTCCTGTGTAACCTCTCGTGCAGGTTTACCAACAAGGTCCGCTACTGCGTCTATATCTGCACCAAGGCTAGTTTCTACGTCACCTATAGCGGTTTTAAAACTTTCAGTTAGTTCGCCTTTAGTAATACCAAGTTCTGTGAGTATGTTTGTTTCTGTAGTACCAAGCGCGGTAGATAATTCTTCAAGTGCAGCGTCAACATCACCGTCGTTCTTTTCAATTAATCCAGTTAGGCGTGTTTCTACGTCACCAATTTCTTCGGTTAAGCCTGCAACATCTTCAACTACAGCGTCAATTTCTTCGTTAAGACGGTCTTCTGTAAGTCCAAGTTCATCTAATAAATCAGTTTTTGTAGTGCCTAAATCTTCAGCTACTTTATTTATTGCGGCATCTAAAGCTTCGTCTCTGTCTTTACCTGCTTCAAACTCAGCATATATGCCTGTAGCATCTTTAGATTCATCTTCGGGCGTATTTGGATCATCTTCAACTGCAGGCGTCCCTATAACAGCCGCAATAATGTTGTTTGTAGCTGTTGGTGCGTACGTTTCCAACTCTCCGCGTTGAAATGCTTCAAAACCTGTGGCGTCATAGTCTTCAGATTCAGGATCAAACTGCCCAACAAACTTATCCACATCTTCTTGTGTTACATTTACAAGACCCAATTCTTCGTAAGCTGCGCGAACCTCACCAGCGTCAAAAAACCTCGGATCAACGAATTCATCAATGGCGGCTTTTTGTGTAGTCTGATAGTTTTCGTCATTTACCTGTCCAGTAAACGCTGCAATATCTTCCTGTGATGGTTGATACCCGATAGCACTTAGAAATTCTTCCGCTTCTGTTGCGGTTATTTGTCGTGGGTCAACGTAACTACCGATAGCACTTGTCTGTGTTTCTTCCGTTTTAGAAGCAACAAACTGCGCAATTTCTTCTGTCGTTGCAGTGTACCCTGTGTCTGCAAAAAATTGTGTAGCTTCTTCCAGTGTGGTTGCTAACGGATCGTATTCTGCACGTGCTTCCGATAGTTTCTCGGACGCATAATTCTCCGCTACACCTTGACCTACATATGTGGCTGCTAGAGCATCAGTTAAGGTAAGCCCTTCTTCATCGGCAATAGCCTGCACTTCTTCACGGGTAACCTGTCGTGGGTCTACATAAGACGCAATAAGTCCAGACTGTGTGGTCTCTTCAACCTGTGCAACAAACTGTGCAACCTGCTCATCTGTCGGGTCATACCCAAGATTTGTAAAAAACTCACGCGCTTCTTCATCCGTGACCTGTCGTGGGTCTACATAACTTCCTACGCGGTCAGGTGCAGTAGCCTCAAAATCAGCATTACCTTGCCCAGCATAATTAGCAACTTCTTCGTCTGTAGGGTCGTACCCTTGATCCTCAAAAAACTTACGAGCTTCTGCTTCTGTAACTTGGCGTGGGTCTATGTATGTAGGAACACGTTCGCTTGTATTAGTTTCAAAATTTACGTTGCCCTGTCCTATAAAGTTTACAATTTCTTCGTCTGTTGGTGTATAACCTTGATCTTCAAAGAATTTACGCGCTTCTGCTTCGGTTACCTGCCGTGGGTCAACATAGTTACCAATAGCTGTCTGCTGATCTGATTCAGACACAGAGCCTACATACTGCTGTACTTCTTCGTCGGTGGGTTCGTAACCAAGATCAGTAAAAAATTTACGTGCTTCTGCCTCTGATGTACCTAACTCATCAATTTCTTTCACTGCCTCGGCTTCATCTTTCTGCCCTACGATTGCATCAATTTGCTCATCGGTAAGTTCTATGCCTTCTTCTGCAGCGGCTTCTTTAACTTCATCCGCGTCAATGTAGAGTGGGTCAATATACGCTGCAACGATGGCAGCGGCATCAGCATTGGGGATTGCACCAGTAAGAACGGCATACGCATTGTCATCTAGTTTAAAGTCTGGCTGCACATTACCTAGAGCCGTGTCTACCTCATATTTTGTTATAACTTGATCGCCATACGCAGTATTGGCTGCATTTTGTATAAACGTAGTATCTTCAATACCCAAGTTTTCTAGCGTGCTAATTAGCTGCGGCGCATCAAATTGTGTAGAATCAGACGGTATAGCCCCCCAACTGCTAAGATCATTTAGTAGGTTGGTGTATAATTCAAACAGAGCTAGGTTGTCTGATACAGTATTTATAAGTGGTGTTTGGTCCCCGCTAGGCGGTTCCGGTGACACAGTGGTGCCGTCAGGCATTGTGTACGAATACGTACCGTTTTTAATTTTGTTTACTGTGTCAGTAATAGCTGTGAGAGACGCCGCCCCTGCAGTTGCAGTGCCCTCGCTTGATAAACCGACTAAAAACGCTGCGCCAGTACCTGAATCAATGTCAACATCTAACCCAGCATCAATCTGCGCCATGTTTATAGGTACTTGTTCTACAGCTTCGTTAATACCCCCAGAAACACCGCCTGTACCTGTTTTAACTACCGTCTGTAGACCAACAGGAACTGTAGATAGTAATTTAGATCCACCACTAGCGCCTGCAATCTTACCTAAAACAACGTCCCCAATACCACCAATAACACCTGTTGTGGCAGCATACCCCATACTTTGGTCTACTAGTCTTTCAAACGCAGCGTCTTCATCTCCATCAAATACTCGTACTAAATCGGCAAACTCTTGTGTTTTTTGTAGCTCCCCTGACGCACGCGCATTGGTAAGCGCTTCTTCAATCTCATCCGCTGCGGCGTCTCCCGCCTCTGCCATACTCGTTACCGCTACGGTACCACCTAATATTGCAGGGTTTTTAGTTATAGCAAGTAGCGCCATATCAACCGCAAGGTCGGGAAGTTCTTGTACTCCAGACATCACCGTTGCAAGAGGATCACCAAACCCATAGGGACGCCCAAGACGGTCTTTAGCTTTTCCTGAAAGAATTTGTTCCCAAGTAGTATCGGGTGCAGGTAGTGCATTGTATTGGCGGACCTGCATTTCAGGAGATATTTTGGCCTCCTCCGCATCGCTAATGTCCATAATATATTTTTTTAATGGATCAGTGTACGATGAAAAAACAGTAACGGTAGAACCTTGTTCCGCCTTTATTTTTTCTGTTGCTGCAAGATATGCAGCAGTGTTTTGCGCCAGTGCTTCAGCTTTTTCGTCGTCCGTTAGATTTGGGTCGTATTGTACTGCAAGACTGTTGTAGAAAATAGCTTCAGCGTCTGAGTAGTCTACATTAAATGCATCAATCATATTTTCTGCTATTTCGTCTGCAAACGTACCAAATCCGCCCACAGTGTAAGCACCAGCTTCTGCCCCGCCTGATGTAAAATTTCTGTATAGGTCTGATGCGGTTGTTTTAAACGTGTCAAACACACCTGCAGCAATATTATCTGCCATGTATTCAGCTACTTCTTCTTCTGTTAATCCATAATCTCGTGGATCGCCGCCACGTCCGCTATATACTACAGGTGGTTTTGGCGCAGTAAAATCTATGTTTAGTGCGTCAGGGCTGTCAGGTATTGTTAACCCTTTAGGCGCACCATAGATAGTGGGACGGGTTATTTCGCTAGGTATGTTTGGTAGACTATCCGAAGATATGTTATTATTTGCCATGTTGACGTAGCCCGCTGCAATGTCTGCAGCAATAATATTGTCTGCTAATTTTTGATTCGCTAAGTAATGTCCATAAACATCTTCGTCAGGACCAAGCCCCATAGCTTCCCTGTATCCATTTTCATCAATGCCGGGACGTAACGCAATAGCAGTTATTCGATCTACACCTGTTAACATAGGTTTAAGCGCAGCATCTAAATCTTCAATGTCAGATATAAGATATTTAGATTCTTCGTCATACGTTTCTTGTAAGCCTTCTATCGTAGGCTCATATTTATCGTGTTGAGCTTTGTATTCGTCCAATTGCTCTTTGATACTTGGGTAGTCTGCATTTAAATTTATTGTGTGATCGTTGAATGCCGCCGCTGCGGTGTTAACGGCATCTGCTGTTGCTTGCGACGGGTTAGCATTATGCTGCGCTCTTGCATCATCGTATACACCTTGTAATCGTTCTTGTTCCGCAATTCGTTCGGTTAGTTGCCCTGTCAATTCATTGAAGTTAGCTGCTGCTTCAGCGCTTTTTCTAATAGCTTCATTAAGTGGTGCTGCAGCTAATTCTGCGCTAGCTGCATTTCCTGTAATATTGTCTAAAGCTGCATCGATAGGATCACTAATAGTATCAATTAACTCTTCGTATGCGTCTTCTTGCAAGCTACCAAAGAACGCCTCGCCTGTTAAATCGGGATTTCCTTCTTTTGCTTTCTCCCAACTTGCTGACATTGCATCGGATAGAAGTTGTATCTGTGTAGCTGATAAATCTTTGCCTAGCCTAACTTTAGCATCCTCTATAAACCCATCCATAAAACTTGCTACAGGTACGTATTTATTAATAAGGTCTGTAACAAAACCATTAGAATCTAACGCGTTTACTATTTGTTGTGTAGATAAGTTTTGCCCTGTAATTTCTGCGGCTACACTAGTATAAATTGAATCTTTGATCCCCGAAGAAAGATCATTAAATTCTTTACCAAATCCAGTTTTCTGCAAGGTATCATTAATATTACCCATAACCGCATCTGTTGCGGCTTCTAACCCTGCATTCACACCTCCAAGAGCTACGGATTGAGTAAACGCGGTGCTTGCTGCTTTTAAATCACCAGTTCGTACAAAAGTTTTAGTAGCGGACTTTGTACCTGCGCCTAACACGTTAGACACTGTACTTGCTAATTTTGTATTAGATATGGCTTTGGACGTTATATTTTCTATTGTAGGATTAATATAGGTTCCAGCTATTTTACCCGCATATGTACCCGCGAAACTAATGGCAGCGGATTTAACAGCATCACTAATACTACCACCGTTAACCAAGGTTTGCGTGCCGCTAGCCAACGGTATTACCCATTTAGCAGCGCCCGTTAATGCGGTAGCTGTAGTACCAAGAAAAGGCGCGGCGTACGGCGCGGCCACAGTAACTGCTAATGTTGCAAGAGCTTCAATGGGATTGTCGAGCGCATACTCAACAACATCACCAATGCCACTCACTACAGGCTCTATTATTTCATCTACAACCCACTCAACCGCATCACCAACGAGACCAACAACATCTCCTACGAGGTCTGCAGCGCCACCGATTACATCGCTTATTAGTTCACCAATCGGCATATTAAGTTATCTCACTCAATGGCATTTCTCCCAAAGTAACATACGCCCTAGAACCACCGTTAGCTTTACGTCCTACGGCAATCTTAGTATCGACGCGATCTGCGTACCGTTTCCACGTTCTAAACGCACTATCATATATATCACCATTATAATCTGTAGTATAACGTTTTATGCCTATATTTTGTAAATGAGTAAAATACTTTAGTCCTGCCGCAATGAAGTTTTGTGCGGTGTCTACAGTTAAACCACGTCCCCACATAAGGTCTTTATTTTTACCTTTACCTCTATGCCCAATAAATGCGGTATTACCAAATTGCACCAGATCGGTGTCGGGCATTGTTACCTCTTTTATTACACCCGCCGCAACAGCCTCAACAGGGTACCCCGTATCGTTATAATCCTCCGCAAATTTTAGTATGATCTGCGCAGGTTCTAATTGTGTTTGTTTACTGTCTATTACAGTCGCCACTCTACACCTCCGTAGAAAAAATTGCGGCTGAATAGATATTACCCATGCCAGCGGCTAGACTAAGAAATGGCCCTTGAGGGGCTGGCGCATCGTAGGACAAAAACACGTCATCGTCTTCAGTCCTGTTGAGGATTTGTGGTACAATACCGCATTCCATGTCATTTAGCAACAGTCCTGTCTCTAATAACCCGCTAGCGCCCATAGTATGGCCTATTCGTTGTTTGTATGATGTAGCCACAAATTTCTCCAAACTACGTTGTAATGCGGCTTTTTCTGCTTTATTATTGACTTCTGTACCTGTCCCATGAGTTTTCACCACCTGTACAAGTGAAGCTGGGACACAAGAAATGTGTAGAGCACCTTCTATGGCTTTTGAATAGCCTTCGCCGTCTGAACGTTGTCCAAGAGGGTTTGTATTGTCTTCCGCAGATGTATATGCGCCAAGAAACGCGGCTCTAGGTTTAGTTAGTCCAGCATGTTGTTTTTCAAATATACATAGTGCTGCGCCTTGCCCTAAGAAAAAGCCTTGATTAACCTTGTCAAACGCGGATGGTTTTATGCGTTCTTCGTCTTTGTACTGCAAGCTAGCCCCTGCCTCACCAAAAAACTCTAAGGTTAAATTGTTAACGGCATCTTCGCCACTAAGCACAATAACACGGTCAAACCCAAAGTTATTCATAAGATTTTGTACGTCCATCATTACCTTTAAACTAGACGCGCACGCGCTAGCGTCCGTGGATACGTGGTCGTGCACGTGAAACATACTAGCCACACGCCCCGCGTATATATTTGTTAATACAATAAACGGTAGCTTTACTTTGTAATGTAATTCCGCAGCATCATTTTTATCATAACGTCCATTGTTAGCCATCCAACCTTGATTGCCTGCAGCAAAGATAAATGCGGTCTTACCTTTTACGGGGTTATCCAACACGTAATTTATGGCTTCGTCGGTTATTACTGTTTCTAACAACGTATGCGGCGGATATTTCAACCCAGATTTAGCACGTTTAAAAGTTTCAAGGAGTATATGCGCATGTTGTGGAAACGGTACATCATCAACCAACGTAGTGTTTTCGGCATAGTTATTGTAAAATTTGGATAAATAAATCATATTACAGCCTCCATAGCTGCTTTTACAGTATCGAAGTCTCGTTGTTTGTTATCCCACATATAATCTCGTACATGTCGTAATGATTCGGTGGGCACGCTAAAATCTTCTGTCTCTGGAATGCCATATATTTCAAACAACATGACAAACGTAAGCGTTACGTCTAGGCTATCCAGCCCAATATCTTCTTCTTTTAAGGTAACATCTAATGATGTGGGTTTAGTATATTTGTCTAAGCGTGGTTTAGTTTCCTGTACACACGCGTCGAACAGCTCTATAAAGTCCATTTTGCACCTATTTGTTAAGGGTGCTTTTACTATACGTTACTTACAAAGGAGATGTCTATAGACGCAGACGGTATCCCGGGATGTGGAGACGTAGCGGCTTCTGTGTGTAAATTTAACTGGGTGTCTCCTGTTGCCCAATAAACCTCTATGTAGTCGTTTGCTACCAAAGAAACAGTAAACCCCCAGTGTATAACGTAGTCATCATTACCTTTTACGTCAAACATATGCCCCGAATACGCTATCGCACTACCGTTCTTTTGTTCCCAAACGGTTACAGGTGTCTCACTAGAGTTATTGTGTTCTAACTGCAGCGTAACGTCGAACTTGTATATACCGGGGTTTTGTACGTTTATTCGACTGTTATTTGATAACGTAATGGCATTGCTATACGAGGTATTGTTGAATGTAACCGCATACCCCGTGTTTGTGGACGAGGCTGTTTGATCCTGTGTGCTATGGAACGCTGCGCACGGGTTATATAAAAACTTACCTCCAACATCAGTGCTAAGTAAGGTGTTTAATGAGTTAACAAGGCGATTAAAAAACAAACGTAACACGTTGCTGTTCTGATCCATGTATGGACGATCATACCCTTCAGGTGCTAGCGGAAGTGCAGGTGGGACTACCCTATCAATCTCGCTAGGCATTATCGCCTCCCATCAGGACGCATGTCAATTCGCGGCGAACCAAGCTGCCATGTAACACCTTCATCAGTAGATTCTACCTTCATAGCAAGCTGCCTACCGCGCACGCGAGTGTATATCTGTCCTGTATATGCTTCCACAGGAAGTACAGCCGTACGCGTTATCGCACTTGAGTTACTTCCACCTTCCGACAAGGGATCATTATAACCAGAACCAGAATTAGCAAGTGGTAGTAACGTCATTGTTGCACTAGGGGAACCCGTTGTAGACCCGTCAAACCGTATATCGGGTAATATACGCCAGATAAATGCAAACTGGTGACCGTCTTCTAAATCAAACTCTGCAGAAGCAATAAACGCGTGTATCGCCGCAGTGGTGGCTGTCTCGTTGTCATCTACACCTTCCTCGTGGTTTACAAGGTTGTGTGAGTACGTAGCTGCCAGAGGATTACCCCGTAGACCGGAATCAAGCCATGCAGTACGCGCCATTGTGCCATAGTACCAAATATCTTCTAGGTAGTTATATACCACATAACGATCTATAGCTGTTGCGTCTGCAGAACAATAGAACCACCATATTTCGTGATAAGATTCGTTAGTCCCTGCAAATACTTGCTCATACTGTTGCTCATTAAAGTTACCAAAAATAAACTTTCGTAGGTCACAGCGTAATGGTTGAGTACGCCCGTCATATTTGTAGAACTTATCTTTACCCATCCAATAGGCTACACCGTTAGCATAGGCTACACAGTTTTGTGCTGCTGTAGATATGTTTTCACCAACAAGCTGTGCTGACCATACTACAGGAGCGCCCACATATTGTAGAGAATACAGCGCGGAATCAGTCCATACCAATACCTCTTGTCGTGCTTGTTTTGCGGCAATTATCTCTGTGCCGTTAGATAATGTAAGAAACCCTGCCTGTGACGTAACAGAAGGTGTCCAGTCTATCGCGCTACCTTGATCTGACCAACGCACCAACATAGGGTTTACTGTAGCAGTACCAAACTCATTTGCACCAAACGCAAACACAAAACGATTGATGTCGGACACTTCTATAAGTTTCTGGCTTGTGGGCACATTACTCGCGCCTCCAAGGGATGATAGTTCTACACCTCGTGTAGTTAAACCGTTGCTTGCGTCCCAGTAGTACATTCCGCCGCCGCGAGGACCAAAAACAAGGTCTTCGCCAAAATTAGATTCACTCCAAAGCCTGATAGACTCTGTAGAGGTTACGCCTACACCGTAAATACCTGAACTCCAAGAACCTGCGCCCCAACCTGTAAGTGGGATAGCAAACGCGGTGCCGACGTTAATCTGATACGCCGCTGTAACCGTACCACCACCCGTTGCAGTAGAAGAAGCCGCAGAACCTGCATCTATTGTGTATTCGTTAGTTGTAGTAGTCAACGTTAGCTGGTATTCACCATTTAGCGTAAGTCCACCTACGGCGCTAGCGCCACTATAGGTAACATAATCTCCATCCGTATATCCACCATTTGCATCGGTAACCGTAACTATAGGAGAACCAGAAGTTGTTGCAAACGGGTTTGTAAGCGTTACTGTAGCACGTAATGGGGTGATATCGCTATATGCTCCACCGTTCTCAATGTAGTATTTTAGGTTAGTGCCAACAGCAATAAGGTTCTGACTACCTAATGTTACCCAGTTCCACAATGACCTACATACACCTTGAAACGTGGTAGCAGATATACGTTGCCAACCACCTATCTTCTCAGGTGTACCCTGTCGAAAACGTATCTTATCACACTCGTACCAGCCACCTTCGCTTGTGTAGCGTGTGTTTTCGCGGTTCACACCAGACTTTAAAAGTAGCTTTTTTAGGGACATGTTACACCTTAATCTATAAGTTTAAATTAACCAACCGTAAATTTTTTTGGTCTTTTCAAGCCTGTCATCCAAACCATGCGTTCCGCCATTTACCCTACGAGTAATCTCTGTGATTACATCGTCGTTTACACCTTTATCTGCTATTTTAAAAAGACCATTGCGTTTAAAAAACCAGTATGCACTTTCAAATGCGTAGTCTGTAGCCACAAGATCAGGGTCTTTCATTACGTCAGGTAATCTCATTTCTGATGCAAACTTTCGGTAATTTGTACGGCCCGTGCATTGCAAAAATCCTCGGCCTCGGAAAGCGAAACCGTCATTTTCCTCAACATTTCCGAGCGCACCGCCCTTTGATCTATGCTTGTCCATATACACATAGTTGGCGATCTTTTGTGGATTACGCGCATATTCAGATGCGTCCTCTTTACCTCCACCAAAATAACGACCAAAAACACGATTTAATGCGTCTTCAGAATAATTAAGATTTTCTTCCGTAAGTTTAAAATACCCACTTTCGTGCGCAGACTGACCTAACAAGTGAGCCGCACGTTCTGGAGATAGTTCATAATGTCTAGAAATTGCTCTTGCTGTATTGGGTCCAAAAGCTCCGTCAGGAGTTACTCCGCAGCGTTCTTGCAAGGCTTTCATTGCTTTACTCATTTGATTTTCGCTTTCATAAATAAAATTATACCATACACAATAAGACCAAAAGTCGTGGCTACAGCAACATCTAAAAGATGTTCTCGCATATGATATATAAACTCAATACCCGCTTGAACATCACCTTGACTAGAAATTGTGTTTACCTCTACGTTCTTAGTACCATTAAAGGTTTCGATAGTCTGTTCCATTATCTAGCATCCGAATGCATAGGAGACCGTGTAAGATACTCCAACGTGCCTTCTAGGGTCTTAACACGAGCCTGAATCTTAATGATTTCCATCATATGAGAAGCCATACCGCCCATATCTTCATGGATCATGTCTACTTCTTCCCATAATTCGTTG